CGACGATCGGCACCGTCCGCTCGCGCTTCACCACCTCGTTACCTGCCATCGCTCACCCCTCTCCGATGTCATCTTGCTTCCTGATGGTAGACGATGGGCGGACACAGAACGACCCCCGGCAGCGGGGCCGGGGGTCGTTCCTGGAGGGGGTGCGGGTCAGATGAAGCGTACCGAACGGACGGCGTTCTCCCAGCTCGTCTGGCCGGAGGTCAGGAAGTAGTCCTCGCCGGTGCTGGAGTAGTAGGTCAGGTAGCTGCTGGTGCAGTTGGCCGTCTTGTAGAGCCGGACGGTCCGGCCCGAGTTGTTCCAGAACGACGACCACTGGTTGGGCAGGGCGACCGCCTCGCAGCCGCCCGCCGTGCTGAACGGGATGACCTCGCACCCGTCGTCGCACAGGTAGTTGAAGGACTCGTAGCCGCACACGCTGGCGTTGTAGCGGCAGTTGGCGGGCGCGGCCAGCGCCTTGGACACGGGAGCCGTCTCTGCCGCCCCGCGCTCGCACGGCACCTGACACAGCGCGGCGTCCGCCTTGATCGGCACGGTGTCGGCCGAGGCGGGGACTGCGAAGGTCAGGGTGGCGAGCACGGCGGCGGTGATCGCCGCAGCGATCCTCTTGAATGTCATGCCCCCGACCATAGTGGACGGCCGTGCACACGAAACGGCCCCGCGCGGTGGCGGGGCCGTTCGGGTGGTGAAGGGTCAGACGGCGGGGCCGTTCAGCTTGTCGCGGGTGTGAGCGGCCAGATCTTGGATCAGGTCGGCCGTATCGGGCTCGTCCCAGTCCAGCCGCACCGTGCTGTCGTCCACGCAGGTCTCCAGAATCTCGGCCAGCTTCTCGGCCTGCGCGCGGTTGAGGGTGATGACCACGCGGTCGGCCTGCGCGGTGTCCACGGTGAACGTGTCTTTCAGTGCGGTCATGATCAGTTGCTCCCGTTCATCTTCAGGGCGGCGGCGTGGCGGCGGGCCATCTTCGGCCCCTCCACCTTGGCGATCTGGTCGGCGGCCAGCAGGGCGTCGTCCAGCCGGTAGTAGTAGTCGATGGACCGGACGCCCGAGTTGCGCTGGTGGGCGGGGCGGCCGACGTAGTAGACGGCGGCACCGGTCAGGTAGGAGTGGCCCAGCCAGACCTGAACGCCCGTGCTCCAGTCGATGAGGACGAACGACGAACTCACGCCGATGCTCAGCACCTCGGCGCCGACGATGCCCTCGTGCGCCTCGCGCTCGCAGTAGGCGACCATCTCGGCGCGCTGCTCGGGGCTGGCGAGGTGCATGAAGTCGTACTGCGCGGCGTGACGATCGCGGTCGGTGCGGGCGAGCATCTTGATCGGCATTGCGTCCTCCGTTGTCGGCGTTGAGACAACCGTACCCCCACCGGCCTTCTGATGCAACAGTGTTGCGCAGATTGGTTTGTGGGGGTACAGTTCTCCTCAAGCAAACACCGAGCCGAGGAGACGGCGATGGACACCGAGACCAAGATCCGCACCTGCCGGGACTGCGGCGGCAGCGGCGAGCAGATCAACCTGAGCGTCCCCGGCGGGCTCGAGGACTGCCGCCAGTGCCACGGGCAGGGCAGCCGACGCGTCCCGATCACCCGCGAGCTCGTGGCGGTCTGAACGCCTGACCCCGAGCACGAAGAAGCCCCACCGCCACGAAGGATGCGGTGGGGCTTCTTGCTGCTCAGCCGTTGGCGCGGCTACGCGAGCAGGTATCCGAGCGCGCCGAGCCAGACCAGCCACGCGAGAATCGTCAGCAGGGTGACCACGGCCAGCACACCGAACGGCCGCACCCGACCGGTGCCCTTCACCGCGAAGACGGTGCCGCCGATCAGCACCGCCAGCAGCACCCACATCACGCTCGGCACGCCACCGTGGCCCGAGCTCGATGCGCCGTCCGCCAGCCAGTGCCAGCCTCGGTAGGCCCCGTAGCCCAGGCCGCCGATCGCGCCGGCGATCAGGCCGGGCACCAGCAGGCGCCGGTAGATGAAGAAGTTGGCGTTGTCGTGACCTTTACGCGCCCAGGCCGCCTCCTCGGCGATCCGGACCCCCTCGCTCCAGCGCATCCCGTCTCTCCCATCTCCCCGATCCCGCGCAACAGTGATGCACTGTACGGCACCCCGTTGCGCGGGACCGGTCTGTCAGGCGTCAGCCCTGAACGTCCCCGACGGCCGGGCGGCGCTGAGGGCCTGGCTCCGCACCCGGCGAGCCGTGTCGGCCAGGGCCAGCATCGCCTGCGACGCGCGGTTGAGCGCGCCGGCCGCGTCGTTCATCTCGCCGATGATCTGCTTGGCCAGCCGGGCTGCATCGCCCGCGTCCAGCCGTTCCCGGAGCGCGTACTCCAGGCTGCCCTCCAGCTCGGTCGCCACCCGCGCCCAGTTGGTCGCCCCCGCGGACAGCGTCTCGTGCCCGGCGTTGGTCTCGCTGATCAATTCCAGCATGCCGTTCGGCGGCAGCACGCCGGTGAGTCCGTTGCTCATTTCTCCCCGATTCCCGCGTCAGATCTTGAAGCTGGTCGTGAGCCCGGCGGCCCGCTCATCCACGTGCTTTCCGTGCGTATTCCGGTGCATCTGGTCGGCGGAAGTCACCAGTTTCAGGAGCTCCGTCTCCAGCGCGTCGGACATGGCCGCCAGCCGCTCGAGGCGGCGCCGCAACTGGTCCGCAAAGTCGTCGGCCTCGGCGATGCCCACACCGGACGTGGCCCGCAAAGCGAGCCGCACACTGTCGGCCAGCTTGGGGCCGATCCACCTCAGGTTTTCGGTCGCCGCCTGGGCCGCAACCGCATCTGCGGCGGCCGCCTCCCGCAACGCCGGGAACGACCGCACAACACCTTGCGTCAGTTCTCGCACCGCAAACCTCCTACTGGTCCAGGTTGAAGCCCGGCCGCCGGGTGTGCGCGGCCCGGCGGGTGAACAACTGCTCGAAGGTGACGTACGCCTTCGTGTAGGCCTTGCCGGCCGCCAGGTTGAGCGCGGCGGCGTGCACCAGGTGCCGGGTGACCCGCCGGGCGTTCAGGTGCAGGTCCACCCGGCCCCACTCGATCCGGGTGCCGGTCGCCCGCGGCAGCGACTGGTTCAGCGCCACCGCGATCACCCGGTCGCCGTCGTGCATGGCCTCGTGGTGGCTGCGCAGCGCCCGCACCATGGCGTAGAACTCACTCGTGTTCTGGGGGGTCACCAGCATCGGGTGACCGTCGGGGCTGGTCATGGTTTCCGTCTCCTAGATCTACACAGCGTTACCGTCAGGAAGTGTCAGGCCTCGCGTCAGGCCCGGTGTCAGAAGGCGTCAGGTGACCTCCTGACGCGTCAGGCCCCTATAGACGTCCGGAGCGCTGACGCGGCGCCGCGTCAGGCGTCAAAGGTCTGACGCTTGACACGGCGGGTGATCACCCGTCGACCCGCTTCAGGCGGTACTTGCCGGCCGTCGCCGGGAAGTCCGGGTGCCGCTCCAGCGACAGCGCCGGTGGTGGCGTCCGCTCCCCGCTGGCCATCTTGGTGAGCTCGCCAGAGAACCACGGCCGCGACCGGAACGGGTAGCGGGAGTAGATGTCCTCCACCTGGATGATCGCCGTCGACCCGCTCGGGTCGGCCGGGTCGCGGAACGCCGGGTCGTCCATCAACTGCCGCAGCGCGGCGTGCAGTGCCCGGACCGCCTCGCCGCGGCTGGGCGCCTCGGCCTTGCCCTCGTCGAACGACACCTCCTGGTCCGCGGTCGGCGGCACCAGCTCCTCGGTGCCGGTCGTCGTGTCGTCCTCGTAGGCCGGACTGGTGGGCACGCCGTCCACCTCGGTCACGTTGCGGACCTCGTCGTCGAACTCGGCCCCGGCCGCAAGGTCGTCTGCGGTCTCGCCGGGGGCGGGCTCGGTTGCGGTGAAGCCTGCGGTCTGACTTGCGGCCGTCACAAAGTCGGGGTTGCGGTCGCTTGCGGTCACAGTTGCGGTGCCTCCCTGAAGCAGGTTGCGGAGATGGCCGGTCGCCTCCACAAGCAGATCCCAGCGGTTTCCGGGCTCGCCCGGCGTACCGGTCGCGTTGGCCGAGCCCCGGTCCAGCCGCGCCATTTCCGGCGCGAATTCGGTCACCCTTTCCTTCATCCTCTGCACCAGATCCTCGCGATCTTTCCCCGAATTGGTCCGGGCGGCCACGGGAAACAGGCGCTCGTCGATGCCGACGCCGTAGAAGTAGTGATAGCCGGGCTTGCGTTGCTTCCACTCCTCCGGGTGTGCGCCGGCCTTCAGCACGCCGTCGGTCAGGGCGAAGCCGGCCGAGTACTCGTCGCCGCAGCCGAACACCCACCAGGTGCCGACATTGAAGCGCAGGCCGGTCGGCATGCTCTCGGCGCTGGCCCGCTGAAGCGACCAGCCGGGGATCACGCCGGTGGACAGGCCCTTGCTGGCGATGAAGACCGCCTCGTCCCCGGCCCGCTCCAGAATCGAGTCGGCCTCGGCGACGTGCACGATCAGCGCCGGTATCGGCTCCATCACCTCAAACGTGCCATCGGTCAGCTTGCGCCGCCGCGGTGCCGAGAAGCAGGTGGGATCCCAGGCCGAGTAGCCGAAGCGGGCGAGCTGTGCCTGCCGGTAGCCGATGATCCGCTTCACCATGGCCAGCGCGGCCCGGTATTCGCCCACCCCGCCGTCGGTGGCGTCGGAGGCGATCACGGTGGCCTCCACGCCGTCGATGATCGGGGCGACGTCCTGCATGCCTTTCGCCTGGTTCAGGTAGAGGATCACCACGTCGCGCCGGGTGATGAGCTCGGTCAGCATCTGGTTCTCGCCGGCCGTCTTGCCGGTGCGGGTCATCCCCATCCAGCCGTAGCCGCTGGGGTTGCGGGTGGTGGGGTCGATCAGGTGGCAGACGACCGGGTGGCCGGTGTCGTAGCGGGCGAAGATCATGGGATCGGCGATCGAGCCGCCCGGGTGCGACGGCGGGCCGTACGGGGCCAGACCCTTCAGCAGGTCGCGGTGCACGATGGTCATCGTCGACTCGCTCGCGTCCTCCGGGTCCGGGACCGCGCGGGACATGCCGGACGGTGCCCGGACGTACGACTCCACGCCCGGCACCGCCGCCTGCACCTTGTCCACCGTCTCGCCGGGCGCGTGCTTGACCGAGATCTCGGTGCGGTCCAGGTCACCGGTCTCCGGGTCGTGCACCTGCTCCTTGATCTTCAGCTTGAAACCGCCCAGCCCGAGCTTGTCCAGCACGGTCTCCTTCTCCTCGGCCGTGCCCTCCGACTTGTCGTTGCGGGTGACGCGCAGCCGGGCCAGCGACCAGACGCCGGCCACGTACCAGGCGAACAGCACCCAGCCGAACGACCACCAGCGGTGCGGCCCGACACCGATCTCGATCGCGAAGAGGAAGGTCAGCGCCGACGATGAGACGGCGAGATTCCAGCGGATGGTCGGCTTGCGGTGGTCGGCGAAGTGGTAGGCCATGAAGCCGATGCCGACGGCACCGACCGAGATCAGGCAGGAGACGACGACCAGGGCGGCCGCGCTGCCGGACAGATGCCAGTGGATCACCCACCAGTCGATGGCCACGCCCTGCACGTACGCGTGGATCAGCCACGAGACGAGCAGACCGGCGAACGGCGACAGGAACAGGCCCAGGAAGGGCACATGCTGCTTGGTCAGGTCACGCTGCTGCTCGCGGCCCTCGCCGCGGTAGCCGCGCCGTTCAGTTCGTGTCGCCATCGTCGCCCCCTCCGGTTGTCTCGTTGCTCAGGTCTTCGCGCCGGACGCGCCACTCGGATCCGCCTGGCGTCTTCATGGCCGGCAGCTTGCCGGCCGAGATCCAGCGCCGGACGGTGCCCGGGTCCACCTGGAAGATCGCCGCCACCTCGGGCACCTTCAGCAGGTCGTCGTCGCTCATCTGTCCCGCCTGGTGCGGATCAGATCCCGCTCGGCCTTGGAGAGCAGGTCGCCGAGCAGGTCGGCGTCCAGCTCGCTCAGCCGGGCGGTCGCCATGCCGTCCGGCCCGGCGATGGTCAGCAGCACCACGTCGTCTACGGTGCGCACCCGGACCACCGCGTCGCCGAAGGTCGCGGTCACGTCGACGTTGCCCGGCACCACCGTCTCGGGTGCCGGGCGGTCGTCGCCGTCGTCCAGTGCGGTCAGAACGTCATCCATGTCCGACATTGTTACACGCTGCCTCTCGTCGTAGCGCGTTTGATCACGCTGTCCGTTTCTGCGCTCACCGCAGGTACCTGCGGCGGCGGCGCCGGTGCGGCGTGCGCTTGCCGGTCAGCACGGCGATCGCGCCGTCCAGCCAGATGAAGGCGATCCAGCCCAGGAAGACGCCGACGGCCGGTCCGGCAATCCACGGCGCGGCCGGCCACGGCAGGTTCATGGCCAGCACCAGCCGCAGCGCCAGCCACGTGAAGGCGGTGCAGAGCACGGCGAAGGAGATCAGCCGTCGCCGGGCGCGGCGGTGCGCGGCGAGCTGGCGGACCTCGGTCAGGGTGGGCTGCCGGGCGGGCTTCGCCGCCGGGCCCGGACCGGCCTCGTGCTGCGGCGGCCGGACCGGGCGCGGGCCGTTGTACTTGGGCCGGATCCGGTCGATCCAGAACGCCTCGGCCCTGGCCAGCGCGGCGTCGTTGGCCGCGTCGCCCTCACCGGTGTCGCGGACGCGCTCGAGAATCCGGTACCCGGCCCGGCCGGCCCGGATCCGGCCTTTCCACGGCGACTTGGCCACCTCGGCCGGGGAGGTGTGGCCGCCCCGGCCGTGCACCCGCTGGTGCACCGTCTGCGTCGTCTTGCCGACGTAGGGGTGCTCGGAGTCCTGCACCGGGTCGGCGGTGAAGAGCTCGTAGACGTAGCCGATGACCGGGCGCCTGCTGGGCAGCGAGTCCATGGGCGCGACCGGCCAGCCACCCGCCGGCATCTGCCCCCGGCCGGGCGTGCTGGCGGTCACGCGTCCACCTCGGCATCCAGGATGCCCAGCGACACGATCAGGTCGGCGAGCGCGATCCGCCGCTCGGGAGTCCACACGAGACCGGGTCCCCGGTAGCCGTTCTGAAGTGCCACCTTGGCGTCGCTGATCACCGCGTCCACGGCCCGCATGCGCTCGTCGTACTCGTACTGCTCGCGGGTGACGAACCAGTCGTTGTAGTTGGTGCCGTTGTCGGTGCGCTGCGTGTCACGCCGCATGCGCAGCTCGTAGAAGCTGTTACCGGCCGCGTTGGCGGGCGCGGCGTCGTCGCGGACGGTCAGCCAGACGCGAGCGGCCTTGACCACGGTGGCGGGCACCGGCTCGGGGCGGGCACCGCGCCCGTGGCTGCTGCGGAACAGCAGCACGGGCGAGCCCTCACCGAGGTCGGCGGGCAGGGGCGGGCGGGTGTTCATGTCCATCGGTCACACCTCCGGTGCGGTCGGGTAGGGCAGGCCTTGGGTCGCGTACGTGCCGTCCGGTCGGGGAAGACCCCACGACCCGCCGCGCTGGAGCAGGTTGACGGCCACCGAGCGCTCCACCGCCTCGGCCCGCAGGCGGGCCACTTCGAGCTCGGCGGCGCGCAGGCGGGCGAGGATCGGGTGGATCAGTGTGTCGCCGATCGTGCGAGCACCACCGGCCATGTGCACCTGTCGGTCGGTCGCGGGGGCCACGTCGGCGAAGCGCCGCTGCGGATCCCAGCGGGGGGTGTCCTCGTCGGTCACGGGCATCAGGAACTCCTCCGTTCCATCGCGTCGCGGTGGGCCGAACGGCGCTGTGCGGCCTGCTCGGCCACGTCCCACTCCTCGTCGGTCTCCGGCTCCACCTCGCCCTTGTGGACCTGCTCCAGCCGCTGAGCGGCGGTGTGCAGGGCGTCCAGCGCGGCGCGGTGGCGGTCGGCCACGTCGTCGTCGCCGACCGGACCGTCCGCCGTGAGGGCGGCGTAGAAGGTGGCGACGCGGGGGGTCCGGCCTTGGGTGACGGCCTCCAGATCAACGCTGGCGATCTCGTCCAGAGCCTGCTCGTCGGTCTTGGTGCGGATCATCGTGATCACTCTCTCCGGATACGGCGGTGCGCCCCGCCGAGTGGCGGGGCGCGGTGGGTGGATCAGAAGCCGAGGCGGCGCAGGTCGGCGTTGAGGCGGCGGCCGAGCACGTGCCCCGTGCCGTGGACGAAGGTCTTGCCCTCGGTGTCGGTGTGCACGGTGGCCTCGGTGATGGCAGCACCCGCCTCGATGGCGGCCTTCAGTCGCTGCGCGTCCCGCATGGTGCGGACGCTCCAGCCAGCGGCGCGGGGACGGTCGACGCCCTTGTAGATCGGGAAGACGGAGAAGTGGTCGGCGTGCACCACGATGTCCGCGCGGTCCAGAACGGCGGCGTCGCCCTCCTTCAGCGGGGCGATGCGGTTGGCGATCGCGTCGCGGGTGAAGTCCCGCATGGCCTGCATGTTCTTCTCGGCGATGTCCGTCTGGCCCTGCTTGATCAGGCCCTTGGTGGCCGCCAGCGTCTTGGTGAGGAAGGCGTCGATCTCGTCGCGCTGCTCGGTGATGCCCGCCTCAATCAGGTCGGTGGTGATCTGCGCCCAGACGGCGGCAAGTTCGGCGGCGGTGGTGGCCTCGTCGTAGGCGGCGGCGACGATCTCCCGCTCGCGGGTGACGGTGGCGGTGGCGAGGGTGCGCGCCGAGGCGAGGGTCTCGCGCTCGTCGATCTGGTGCATGCCGCCGTCGATGCGGGGGGCCTGCACGACGTAGACGACGCCGAGGCGGGTGGTCCGCTTGACGATCTGGACGCCGGTCTCGCTGTTGGTGCGGATGTTCTTGGCGGTGATCGGGAAGGTGATCGAGCGGCCCATCGTGTCCTCCTGCGTCGTGGCCCTGCGGCCTTGCTGATACGAGAACTGTACCCCCAGTTCCCTAGATCACGCAACACCGTTGCATAAGATCTTGAAGTTTTTCTTGGAAGCCGGGTGCGGCCCCGCCCGAAGGCGGGGCCTGACCGGTCAGATGTAGCGGGTGACGGGCACCGTCTCGTGGTCGGCCACCTTGGCCTCCAGCGCCTTGCGCTCGCGGCGGCTGCGGGTGGCCTCCTTGCGCGCGGCCTCGGCGACCCGCTTGGCGTCGGCGTTGGCCTTGCGGGTGGCGGCGGCCTTGGCGGCGGCGGCACTGCGGGTGGAGGCCTTGACCTGCGCGAGCTCGGCCTCAGCGGGCTTCAACTGCTCGGCGAACCACTCGGCGAAGACGTAGCCGACCACCGCGACCACGCCGCCGAGCTTGTCGCCCGTGGTCTCGCCCGCCCACACGTTGGCGATCAGGCTGAGCGTCCCCGCCACGACCTGCACCTTCAGGCCCGTGTTGCGGGTCTTGGCCGCGAACTTGTCGCTGCGGGCGAGGCGGCCGAGCAGGGCCACGCCGTCGATGAAGAAGGGCATGGCGGCGGCGGTCACGGCGCTCGCGCCGAGCAGGACGAACAGCCCGTAGATGTGCGAGACGCTGAGGCCGAGGCCGAGGCCGAACAGCCCCAAGGCGATCGCCTTGGCGGCGGTGTAGGTGCGGTTGCGGGCCGGCGTGGTCGTGGTGGCCATCGTCTTCTCCTAGGTCCGAGCCGGGGGCGATCGACGCTGGTGCGGTTCGCTCCGCCGTGCTGATAGAGAGACCGTACCCCCAATCGCTCCGTTGCGCAACGCCGTTGCATGAGCGAGTCTCTGGGGGTACACTTAGGGTATGACGCAGGAAGCCGCAGCCATCGAGATCTACAACGCAGCCACGCCGGGTGCCTGGAACAGTCTCGCCGACATCCAGCAGGCGACCGGCCTCACGCAGGCCGAGTTGCAGGCGGGCGTGCAGTGGTGGATGCAGGCCGAGGACTTCCGCGCCGAGCCGGAGAGCCACGGCCGCCGCGCGGCCACGCAGGTCGCCGTGATCATCGGCGGCGAGCCCCGCCACCAGATCCGCTTCGCCGAGTAGGCCGCCCCGCCCCGTTGGAGCGGGGCATTGTCGCGTGCAACGGTGTTGCGCACAGAACCACTCTGGGGGTACAGTAGCGCTATGACGACGAACCGCATCGGCCGCATCATCTGGACCCGTACGAGCGGCACCACCCGCCAGCACCAGTCGACCGGGGTGGAGATCGTGGCCGTCCCCGCCCAGCGCGTGAACGGCTTCGTCGTCGGCCGCCGCTGGGAGGTCCGGCACGGGGGCAAGACCCGCTGGACCTGCACCAGCGCCAAGGAGGCGCAGCGTCGCGGTGATGACACCGTGGCCGACCTGATCAAGCCGAAGGCCGAGACGGCCACGGACTGGTTCCTCGCGGGAGTCTGACCCGCCGGAGATCGGAGAGAAGCATGGCAAAGATCGTCAAGACCGTCCGCGTGGTCGGCGACCGCTGCTCGGTCGTGATCGTCGAGCAGGAGGATGGATCCGCCGAGCTCACGACCATCTGCGGGACGGCCGAGCACGCGCCGAGCGTCAGCGTCGCCACCGACCGTGCCGCGCGGCACGTCGACGACCCTGAGCACCCGCAGCAGCAGGCGAAGGGGGTCCGCTACTTCGCCCACTACGTCGCCGACAACGGCCGCGCGCAAGGCAACACCGAGGTTGTGATGCGGCTGCCGGTCAGAGGGATGGCCGACGTGAAGGCGATGGCCGAGGCGATCCGTCGTCAAGGCGTGCACGACCCGCTGATCACCAACTGGCAGCGGTTCGAGCAGTAGGCCACGCAAGCAGAAGCCCCGCACCGGTCTGGTGCGGGGCTTCTTCGTGCTGCGGGGTCAGGCAGGCTGGTGGCCGTTCTGGCTGACTGTCTCCGCGAGGTCGGCGGCCGCCTTGCGACCGGCCGCGCCGTAGGTCTGCGACGTACGCTCACCCAGCGGCGGGTCGTAGAGCGCCGCGAGCTCGGCATTGCTGATCGGCTGACCGGAGAGGGCCTTGGCCTTCACCAGATCGATCGCGTCCTGCTTCAGGGCGGTGCCCCGCATCGTCCGGCCCGCGCGGGTGTGCACGCCCTGGACCCGGTCGCTGCCGGACGGCACCGGCCGTTGCGGGCGCTCGGCCGGGGGCTGCTTCTCCTCCACCCGGCGCTGCTCGGCCGGCGGCGCTGGCGGGGTCTCCTGCGGGAGCTCCGTCCCCGCCATCACGGCGGCAGCTCGCGACAGCCGGGCGGCGATCGCCGTCAGATCGCCGTCGGTGGCGTCGGTGGCCAGCCGGGCCCGGCGCACCTTGGTCCGGCTGAGCGTTGCCAGCCAGCGCGGCGCGTACCGCTCCCGGAAGGCCAGCCGGACCATGCTGTCGCGCAGCCGGTCCCGGTTGATCTCCCGCTCGTCGCGGCGCCCGGCCTCGATGATGCCCAGGGCAAGGGCCAGCCGCCGGGGCGTCCATCGGATGGTGGTCGGCCGGCGCTCGGCCGGGTCGTCGTCGGCGGTCAGCGACCGGTACCAGATCAGCGCCACCACCAGCGGCACCGAGAGGCGCAGCGGCGCCTGCGTCCAGCCCTCGCCGATGGCGACCACCAGCGCCATCACGCAGGCCAGCGTCCAGACGGTGGTCACCCAGGGCCGTCGCCGGACCAGGTCGCGCCGGTAGAACTCGGCCTCCATCATCGACCCGACCATGAACGCCTCGAACATGGTGAACAGCACCGAGGCCAGGATGACCGGCACGTTGTAGGTGTGCACCGCGGTGTCCCACATGCCCTGAGCCGACCAGCCCAGCCCGATCAGGGTGCCCAGCATGATGACCACCCGGCTGGGCCGGGGCGACCGCCGGACACGGATGTAGAGCACCAGCAGCGCGGCGCCCGCGGCGACGGCCACCCAGCTCGCGGCCGGCACCAGGCCGAGCAGGCGCAGGCCCTCGCCGACGACGGCTCGCACGATCGCCTCAGCAGTGTCAGTGTCCACGGTTACGATCAACCCCTCTCCGATACAGCGGCGGGCAGGGAATCGGCACCCTGCCCGCCGTCGGTGTCTCTGTCAGGCTTCCGGGTCGGCCTTGCCGTCGGAGTCCACGTAGCGCCGGTCACCGTCGAACAGGTCCTCCGGGTCCGTCTTGCCGCTGCCGGTCTGACCGCCGACGATCACGCCGCTGCCGTCGCGCAGCAGGTTGAACTCCTGCTTGGTGCGCACCTCGGAGCGCTGGGCGCCGACCGGGTAGGCGAAGCCGGTCACCCGGCTGCCCATGCCCACCACGGTCGGGTCGCCGTCACGGCCGAACGTCAGCGTCATCACGTCGCCGACCTGGACGGCACCGTAGGCGGCCAGCCGCTGCGGGGCGAACTGGATCCGGTCGTGCAGGCCGGGCGCGTCGGACAGCACCCGCTCCACGATCTGGTGCACGTCCGGGAATTTGGCGGTCACGTCGTGGTCGGACCGGACCACCATGACGGCCTCCGGCTTGCCCCACTCGGGGCTGCGCTCCACGATCAGCCGGGTGACCGCCATGTTGACCTTCAGGTTGACCGGCACCCACCAGAGCTTGGCGGCCAGCTTGAAGGTCTTCAGCAGGTCGGTGACGTCGTCGTAGGCCACGAACGCCCGCCACGGGTCGTCGTCGCCGCCGTACTGCGGGCGCTCAGTGTCGTCGTCCTCGTCGCCCAGGCCCTCGCGCCCGGCGCCGTCCCACCACGAGACGCGGGCGCCGGACAGCACGTCGTAACCGCTGGCGTGCAGGGCCTCGCCGTCCCACTCGATGAGGATGCCGCGCATCAGGTCGGTCTTCACGACGGGGGCGAAGGCCAGGGCGCCGGACAGCACGGTGACGAGCTCGCTGGTCGGAATGGTGATCATCAGTTCCGTCTCCTCTCATCCCGCGCACCCGCACGGGAAGCACTCTTAACAGTTCCGTTCCGGCTGGGCCGGGTCTGCGGGCCGTTCAGCCCGGCCCGGGTCAGCGCGTCCCCCGCGGCGGCGACCCGGTCGCGCAGCGGCTGCGGCGCCATACCCGGCCCGAACGCTCGCTCGTACTGCCGGACCGCCTCGATCGCCCAGATGAACGCCTCGGCGGCGTGCAGGCGAGCCTGCTGGCACGTCCCGCACTCCCCGCCGTTCATCTGCGCCTCCAGTGCCTTGCGCTGCTCCGGCGTCGCCCGCGGCCAGTCGCCCTCGATCCAGTGGTTGCAGCGCCGGCACGAGTGCGCCGGGGCGAGCCTCACGGCGTCGCCTCCGGCGCATCAGGCGGCGCGACGTAAGGACGGGAAGCCATTGCCACCAGGCAGTCGTCACACCGCACGAGGTCCCCGCGCCGGGTCGCGATGGTGTTGGTCACCTGCCTGCCGCAGGCGGTGGACACCATCGGCTGGCCGTGGCGCCGAGCCGTTGCATCGCCCTGGTCGTAGCGGGTCTCGACCGCGGTCACGGCGAGGTGGGCACCATAGTTAGGCACGGGTATCAGACCTCCGCACCGAACGTGGTCAGCCAGAACGACTGCTCGTCGACCCGGGTCATCTGCACCCGGCCGTCGATCTCGCCCAGCCTGGACTCGCACAGCTTGACGATGCCGCGCTTGACGTTCATGGAGCAGAAGTCCATGAAGAACAGGCCGCCGTTGCGCCGCCCGGCCGTCATCGACTCCAGCAGGCCCTTGAACGCAGCCAGCCCGTTGGCGCTGGCGCCAACGAAGCCGACGTACCAGATCGCGCCATCGGCGTACTCGCGCGGGTGGTTGGCCGCGAAGTACTCGGGCGAGACCAGCGGCCACGCCGCCAAGTCGTTGGTCACCACGGCGAGGCCCCGGATCCGGCCGGCGTCGTCGACCGCGGTGTGCTTCTCGATCCGCGTATCGGTCATGATCTGGTCGAACTCGCTGCGGTGCAGAAGATGGCGGTTGACAGCCAGCTTGGCCAGCGGGGTGAAGATCCGGTGGTAGAACGACCACGCCCGGTCGGTCTCGAGGCCGGGGGCGAGCTGGACGCGGGTGCCGTAGGAGATCTTCGGGGTGGTGCGCAGCGGGGCCATCAGTCGACCGCCCGCAGCGCGTCGTCGCAGATCTCCTGCGCGAGCCGGGCCACGATGTCGCCGAACAGGGCGGCCTTGTCTTTCGGCCAGCCCTGCATGCGCGCGGCGTCGGTGGCCAGCCGGGCGGTGGCCAGCACGGCCGCGCGCGGGTTGCGGCTCTCCTCCACGTGGACCGCGTAGAGGTCCAGGGCGGCCTCGTAGATGTCGACCGGCAGGTCGTGCGGGCTGCCGCTCAGGTCCAGGGTGGCCGGGTCGTCCGGCAGGTGGATCGCGATCGTCGGCATGGTCCGTCTCCTTTCGTGACGAGGGGCGGAACCGCGCGCTCTCCGTGCCGCCCGGCCCCGCCCTTGTGCGCGTGAGCGGATTCGAACCGCCGGCCTCCTGCTGCGCTTCCGAGGCTGGCCTTGCCTCGGCCTCGGTCCCCATGGCCTCGCGCCGTCCGGAACGGCGCCACCTCGGGGCGAGGTAGCAGGTGCTCTGTCCACTGAGCTACACGCGACATGAGAGGGGTGACGGCGCGAGCCCTGTCCTCGCCTCGGGGTCCGCCCAAACGGTCTCCGTCACCCATCCCGCCCCTACGCCCTCTCGGGTTACGAAGCGGTCGGCATGCACCGGGTTGGTCACAGCCAGTCCACCTGCCGTCGCAGGCTGAACGACCCGGTTCCGCCTCCCCGCCCGCAGCGACTCGGACCGGGGTGGTGCTGAAACGCACGGCGTGGCCACGCCGGTCGCTGCTGTTCGTACCCGCGGCAGGATTCGAACCTGCAACCTCGGCCGCTTCCCGGGGCTAGCACTCCGGGCCTTCCACATCGAGGTGCGCACCTCGTGCTTCCGGATGGCCGCGCTCTACCAGATTGAGCTACGCGGACCTTTTGGAGCGAGTGGCCGCCCGCCGCAGCGGAACGGCCGCTAAACCTCGGCCACTCGCCCCTGTCCGGATCCCAGCGGGACCCATACCGGTCTTGCTCCGGTCGTCTGGTCCTCTCCCCAGCAGCCACGCCGCTCTCAGGGCGTTCTCGGCGGATTCCTGCGCGTCGTACCGAGCGGAAGAGTGACCAGCCCCGCTCGGGCCGTTGCTCCTGCGTGCAATCCACGAAGCACTTTCGGAGTCTCAGGCCGCCTCGTCGTCCCCGAGCTCAATCCCGCACTCGGTCAGCGTGGCCACGTATTCGGCGCGGTCGCTGGCGGCGCGGGTGTCGGTGGGGATGCCGTAGCGGCGGGCCCAGTTGGTCAGGCCAGCTCGGGTCACCGTCTCGCCCGTGTCGGCGAAGAGGTCATACGCGATCTGCTCCCACGTCATCCACCGCTTGCCCGGCGAGCGCCGGGTGGCGATGTACGCGGACAGCGGACCCTTGTCTCGCAGCGCTGCGGAGACTAGGCGCATCTCCCGCGTCTCCGCAGCGGCGATGTCGTTCGGCAAAGCGGATCACCTCCTCGGCCGGCGTTTCGTTGACTTCTCACCCATGGGAGCACAGACCCCCCAACTTGCGCAACGGTGTACGCAACATTGTTGCGTTCGATCTTCCGAGGTGGGAGACTGGGGGTACACAACCGAGCGATCGGAGACAAACCCCATGCAGGACATGAACGACGAGGAGTTCCGCGCCTGGCTGAAGCGCCAGGGCGAAGAGGCGCTGGCCGGGGACATCGTCCTCTACGGCACGCCCACCATGACCGCCCTGATGAGCATGAACGTCAGTCGCAGCGGCCCGCCCCTGATCGAGAACGTGATCGTCAGTGCCTACCCCGAGGCCCGGATGGTCACCGTCACGTTCCCGTACGTCCACCTCGATGGCGAGACGCCGATCACGGTGGGCGGCGTGGTGCGCGAGGTGCCCGTCCCGCCCGTCACCGCCGAGCGCCCGTTCCCGCTCGGCGAAATCTTCAGCCGCGAGGTCGGGCTGCTTGCTCGTAGCGGCTGGAAGGCGATCGACGAGAGCGAGCGCGGCTGATGGCCACCGAGCACAAGGCCGCCGAGCTGCCCGCGTTGTCCATCGTGGCGACCGACAAGGTGGCGTTCATCAAGAACTACCCCACCGCGTACTGCGAGTGGCGGGGCACGACCGGCGGCTACTACTCCAACGATCTTGTGCAGGCCATGCTGGAGAGCAACGCCACCGTCCTGCGGGTCGGTGCGCCATGAGCGAGATCGTCTGGTTCGGCATCAAGGGGGGCGGCTCGGAGGGCCGCACCCTTGACGGCCGTCTCTACCGGATCACCAGTCACAAGCTGGCCCCGCGCGTGACCGAGTTCCGCGCGTTCTCGGTCGACACCGAGAACCGGATGACCGCCCTGCCCCTGCCCGCCAGCAGCATGCTCGGCGTGCTTCAGGCCAAGGTCATCGACCACGCCTTTCCGCCCGCACCCGATAAGGAGGTGCCCGTGACCACCAAGGTCAAGGATCGGCCGCTCACCGTGGAGGAGATCGCGCTCTACCGCGACGTGCTCCGCTGGTGCAGGGCCAACAACGTCTTCTTCCAGCAGCACAACGGCCGGTGGATGGAGCCGACCGAGTACGAGACCATGCGCGGCCCGGTCGTCGGCCGCTCGGTCGAGATCTGGAACCACCACGGCACCTGGGAGCTCGGCATCGACGACCACGGCGGCAGCCGCACCCCCGACGTGACGTGGCACAAGGCGGTCAGCCTGACCAAGTCGATCGACCTGCTGGTGCATCTGGAGATGCTGCCGCCGCGCTTCCACTCGGCCTACCGGGCCGGCTGGCACGCCTGCAAGGTCTGGGAGCAGCACCCCGGTACCGCGCCGCGCGGCTGGGAGGACGAGTTCAAACGCCTGTTCCACGACCCCGCCAACATCAGCTTCCCTGCTGGGACGGAGACCCGATGACCGAGCAGCAGCGCGGCCTGACCGCGTCCGACTTCGCGCTGGTGCGCGCCATCGTGACGTGGCGACGCGAGCACGCCCACTCGTCCATGTACCCGCGTGCCGAGTTCAGCACCAACCGGCCGTGGGGGCACTTCCTGAGCTGGACCGAGAGCTACCCGGTGCCGATCCGTGACCGCCGCGAGGTGGCCGTGGAGGTGGCATATCAGGGCAGCGCCGACCCCGAGGACCACCCCCGGCAGCTACTGCTGTCGCTGACCCGCAGGCACCCGGACAGCAGATGGAGTGTGGCTGTAGAGCCCACCTCGGTGACCGAGGCGGTCGACGCGCTGGTGGCCTTCGGCTTCCTGCCGGTGCGGTTCTCCTCGGCCTACCGGGCCGGGTGGGACATCGGCTGCGGGGATATGGAGCATCCGCTGCCTGCCGGTGCCGAGTTCGCGGCCGTCGTGCCGCGCGGGGGGAAGCGATGAAGCCGGGCGAGCTGGTCACGCCGACCGGGGTGCTCGTGCTGGGCACCGAGGCGATGCACGCCAACCGCGACATGTGGCTGGCGGCCCGGCGCTGGCGCCTGGCCGACCACATCGCCGTCACCATGCTGGACGCCATGCACCCGCGCGAGCGCAAGGCGCACGGCTACCGGATCGGATCCTCGGACGTGCCGTCGATCCTGGACGTGGAAGGCGTGGACACGCCGGCGCACGTCTACCGGGACAAGGTGCTCGGCGTCAGCACCCGGGCCAACGAGGCCATGCAGTGGGGGCACCTGCTGGAGGACTCGATCGCCGCCGAATGGTGCCGCCGCAACCGGGCCGTCATCGACGAGATCGGGCTGGTCGCCCACCACCTGACGCCGTGGAACCAGTCGACCATCGACCGCCGGGTGCGCGAGTGTCCGACCGTCAGCGGCATGACCGACCGGTGCGGGCTGGAAGTCAAGAACGTCGGCTTCCACTCGGCGTCGCGCTGGCACGCCGACCTGCCCGACCGGATCATCGCCCAGATCGTGCACCAGCTCTACGTCACCGGCTACGACCACATGCACTACGCCGCGCTGGTCGGCGGCAACACGATGAAGCAGGGCATCGTCTGGTTCGATCGCGAAACCGACCTGATGGCCTTCATCATCGCCGAGGTCGAGAAGTTCCGGACCAATCACCTGCTGGCCGGGGTGGAGCCGGAGTGGAACGTCACCGACAAGGCGGCCAAGATGATCGCCCTGGACATGGCCACCCACCCGGAGAAGGTCGGCGAGATCGACGTGCAGGACGTCGGCTGGGTGATGGAGTACGCGCAGGCGGCCGCCGAGGAGTCGGCCGCCAAACGGCGCAAGGAGCAGGCGAAGGCCCGGCTGGCCCAGATGGCCGACGGCAAGCAGTTCGTCAAGTTCTCCGGCGAGCTCGCCTACCGCTACGGCGGCCAGACCCGGACCAAGGTGAATCTGGAGCGACTGGCCGAGAAGTACCCGCAGGTCTACGCCGACGAGGACGTGGTCAGCGAGGGCACCAGCTACACGCTCTACATCGACAAGGCCTACAGGGTGAAGAGGTGAGCACGATGACCAAGACGGAGACGCTGCACCTGCCGGAGATCCTGCGGGCCCGGCGCGAGGACATCGCCGGGCAGGCCGAGTGCGAGGGCTGCGGCACCACGCTGGAAGAGTGCAACCGGCTGGCTGCCGAGAACACCGACCCGACCGCGCCGCCATGGTTCGGCTGCTGCGCCATGGGCACCGCGATGGGACCGTGCAGCCACCGGCCCCGCGCCGACCTGCTGTCCGACCTGCTGAAGGAGATCGAGTCGGGCACCATCCGGACCGCCGGCGAGGTGCGGGCCGAGCGGGAGGCCAAGGCCGCGAAGACCCGGGACCGGCGCGAGGCCGCCACCCCGCCGGGCGCGCACCGGCCGCTCGGCTGGTCCGGTCTGTTCGGTCAGGGCGAGTGGTGGAAGACCAGGGACGGCCGCTGGATCAAGGTCGCCGACATGGAGGAGTCGCACCGGGCCAACACCGTCCGGTTCCTCGCCCGCCGTGCCCGCGGGTACGCCGACCGGGTTGCCTTCGGCCTCGTGCTCTCCGTCGGCGACGCGCCGGAGGACGTGGTCGACGCGGTGCTCGGCGAGCAGGAGGAGATGCGCCGCAACCCCGGCAAGTGGATCGTCGGTACCGCGCTCTACCGCGCGCTGGCGGCCGGGCTGCCCGAGCCGTGGGGTGACGAGCTCGAGACGGTGCCGGCCGCCGACCACCCGTTCCACGGTCTCGGCCGCACCTGCTCCATGCCGGTGGAGGGCGTCGGCGACGACTTCATCCGGTGCGGCCGTCTCGGCGACGAGCACCCCATGCCGTCGGTCGGCGAGGTGGTCGGCCCGGACGAGGTGGACGACGACGGGCCGGAACTGGATGGCGCCGACGGCGGCTACTACGGGAGTGATCAGTGACGCAGTGGTGGACGGGCAACTGCGTGCCCTACGACCTGGAGACGGACGACAAGGAGCCGGATGACGCCCGGATCATCCAGTGGTGTGTCGGCCGGGTGCACGCGGCTGCCGAGCAGGCGGCCCGGTTTGAGTCGTGGTCTGGGCTGGTCAAGCCGGAGCGGCCGATCCCGGACGAGGCGGCCGGCGTGCACGGGATCAGCACCGAGCGGGCCGAGGCCGAGGGGGAGGAGCGCGTGGTGGCCGTCGCCCAGATGGCCGCGCGCCTCGCCGCCGCGGCCGGGGACGGCGTGCCGGTGGTCGGGCACAACCTCGCCTACGACTTCACCGTGCTGGACCGGGAGATGCGGCGGCTCGGCATCGGGTCGCTCGGGGTGGAGGCCAACGAGTTCGGCCGCCTCGGCTGGGTGACCGTCCGGGCGGACGGCCGCCAGATCGGGGCGTTCCCGGCCATCGACACGATGGTGCTGGACAAGGCGGTCGACCCGTTCCGGCCGGGCCCGCGCGGCCCGGACGGCGAGAAGCTGGGCGGTGGCCGGAAGCTGACCTACGTCACCGAGCTCTACGGCGTGCCCATCTGGGGCGACGCGCACGACGCCTCGGCTGACGCGTACGGTGCCGCCCGGCTGGCCTGGGCGATCGCCCGTCGGTGCTCGATGCCGCCGGTCGAACTGCACCGCATCTACCAGGGCCGCCGGAGCCCGCACGAGATCGTGCAGTCGTTCGGCCGGCTGGCGCTCTACGACCTGCCTAACCTGCACGCGTGGCAGATCAAGCAGGCTGCACAGCAGGCGGCCGGCCTGCGCGAGTACTTCGCCAAGTCGGGCGAAGGCGACCCGACCACGGTCAGCGGCGAGTGGCCGCTGCGCACCATCGGAGAGAAAGAGGTACGGGCATGACCAGTCTTCGCGAGCGGGCCGAGCAGGCCGGGCAGCAGATCGGCGAGCAGGTGGCCGAGGAGGTCCGGGCGGCGGCCGCGCCCCTGCCCGAGGTGGACGTGGACACCTCGGGCGTGCCCGCCGACCTGAACGTCAACGTGCATCTCGCCTGGGCGGCCGTCATGGCCGACGTGCAGGCGGTCGGCAAGGGCGACAAGCGGCAGGACGCCGGGGGCCGCTACAACTTCCGCGGCATCGACCGCATCCTGAACGCGGTCGGCCCGGCGCTGCGCAAGCACGGGGTGGCGGTCATCCCGGAGAAGACGGCCGCCGAGTACAGCACCTTCACCACCGGCGGCAACAAGCAGATGCGGCTGTGCACGGTCACCGTTGACTTCCGGGTGTACGGCCCGCGCGGCGACAGTTTCCCGATGCAGGTGGTCGGCGAGGCGTTCGACGCGGGCGACAAGGCGGCGCCGAAGGCGCAGAGCGTGGCGCTGCGGGTCGCGCTGATCAACGCCCTGGCCATCCCCACCGAGGACCCGGCCATGGATGCCGACCGCAACTCCTACGAGATCGCGGCGCCGAAACCGCCCACCGCCGAGGAGTACGCGCGGGTGATCGAGAGCGAGAACACGTCGATCAACCGGCTGCTCCAGATCCGCAGCGAGCTCGGCCAGCACCCGGACATCGCGCAGACGATGGTCACCATGCTGGACGGCACCGAGATCAAGCTGGGCGACCTGCTTCAGCGGGTCGGTCGGCAGCGGCAGGCGGCCAAGTGACCGGCGACGGCCCGCCGTCGTTCGCCGACGCCTCGAGCCGAGCGGCCAACCGTCCGGCTTTCGGCAACGGCCATGAGGGCGAGACCTGGATGGGTGCCTGGTGCGGCACCTGCGTCTTCGGCGAGGGCGGCGACGGCTGCGCGCTGGCCGTGATCGCCCTGCTGGGCGAAACACCGGCCGAGTGGGTGGGGCGGGTGCCGAGCGGTCTGGTCACCCGGTACGAGTGCACCGTCTACCGGCCGGAGCGGGCCGACCGGGATGTCCGGGTGTACGCGGCCACCATGCCGGCGTGGCAGAAGGCGGTGGCTGTTCCGCCGGGCGAGCACCTGAACTGCGCGCACGACCCGCAGGCCACCGGAGCCCGGACGTGTCCATGATCTGCGCGCTGCCGAAGAGCGGTACCGCGCCGAAGCTGTCGGGTGGTGACTCCTGATGGCCATTGTGATCAAGCCAGAGCGCGACGTCGACTTCTACGTCGGCTGGTCGAACATCGTGGAGTGCCCTGTCTGGTGGGGTACGCGCGCCGAGGCAACCCAATACCTGGAGGAAGACCGTCAGCGACGGGGCGGGATGGACGACCTTCCGGAGGTGCGCCTGGCCCGAGCCGACGAGCACGGCACCTCGGACATGAGCATCCGCGACGGCGGCTGGGACGACGAGGGGTTCATCTATGAGCAGCGCGGATGGCTCCGACGTGACCGCCTGGTCGAGGCGTGCCGCCGCCTGGCGGCGAACGACGAGACCGGTGTCTGGGACCTTTTGGACCCGTTCGACGGCGAAGCCGAGGTGCGCCGTGGCTGAGCAGCAGTGCGTGACTTCCGGTTCGAGTCCGCGTCCACCCGGCGCGTAAGCTAACGTCACAACGTTGCGTGTCCCCCCAGTCAGAACTAGACTGGGGGGACACTTCTCTTTCACCTTCAGGAGGCCGGGCACCTATGCCGCTCACACCGAAACACAGCATGCGCATCCCCGACGAGATCTGGCTGCCGGCCGTCGACATGGCCGAGGAGATCGCCCGGCTGGGCGTCCGCGGCGACAAGGAGTCGTTCGCCGTCGTCGACATCGTCCGCCGCGCGCTCGCGCCGTGCGCGCACGAGACCCCCGCCGAGACCATGCTCCGGCTCGGCATGCACGACGAGCTGGCCGCGCTCGGTCACGCCGACGCTCCGGCCGCAGCCGATGCCTGAGATCACCCTGCCGGACATCCCCGGACCTCCGGTGCTGGTCTCCCTGTTCGACGGTATCGGCGGTTTCCCGCTGGCGTTCTCCCGCGTCGGCGTCCGCACCGTCGTCACCGTGGAGATCGACAAGCAGGCGGCAGGCGTCGCCGCCGAGCACTACCCCGACGCCGTCCACTACACCGATGTCAAGGAGGTGACCGGTGCCGACCTTCTCGCAGCCGGATTTGATCCCCGGACCGGACGTATCACTGCCGGATTCCCCTGCCAGGATCTCTCCTTGGCGGGACGTCGCATGGGGCTGGGTGGGGCACGTTCTGGCCTCTACTTCGAGATCATGCGGCTCCTTGACGAGGTTTTCCAGCTCACCGGTGTTCGGCCTCGGTGGGTCATCCTGGAGAACGTCCCTGGCCTCTTGTCGTCGGTCTGCCCCTGCCCTGGGGGGGGGATCTGCGGACGACGCGTCACCGCCTGCGCCAACGGCTCTCACACTGTTCCCGGTGGGGCCTGCGGACGACGACGCCGAGGTGATCGAGGCCGGTGCATCGAGATCCACGGGGGTGCAATGGGTGCCGTCCTCGGGGAGCTGGCTGAACGCGGGTATGGGTACGCCTACCGAGTGCTGGACGCTCAGCACTTCGGAGTCCCCCAGCGGCGCCGTCGCGTCGTCATTGTCGCGAATTCTGGAGACTGGCACGCACCTGCTGAAGTACTGCTTGAGCCCCAAGGCGGCGTCGGGGATTCTGCGCCGGGCCGAGCGCAGGCAGCGCGAACTGCCCGCATCCTTGGCGGCAGCATTGCGGTCGTTGGCGGACGCGGGGTCATCGCCAACGCCTTGACCGCCAACATGGCCGGCGGCGGGGGGGGTGCGGACGACAACACCGCACAGGGCGGCCGCCTGGTCCCGGAGCTGGCCGACACGCTGGTGGCGCGCAACGCCAAAGGCTCGCCGACCAGCAACGGCGACGGCTTCACGCTGATCCAGACGACCGGATCGCTGACCACGGCCGGTGGCGGACCGGACGAGAACAGGGCGGCGGTCGGGCATATCATCCCGTTCAACGAGGTGCAGATCACCCACCCCGACAACCGCTCCCGGCCGGAGCCCGGCGATCCGTCGCCGACGCTGGACCCCGGCGGCCGGATGGACGTGGCGTACGCGCTGCGCCGCGACCCGGGCGGCACCGGGCAGGGCCACAACACCAACTACGTGGTCGCTGACGCCGAGGTCTACCAGGGTCACGGCGGCAACGTCGGCCCGATGGGGACGCTGCGGGCCGGCGAGGGCACCGTCCAGTCGGGCGTGCCGTTCACCGTCACCGGCACGGTCACGCACGCGCTGACCAGCGAGGGGGCTGACGCCAGCGAGGACGGCACCGGCCGGGGGACGCCGATCATCGCCGACACGGTGACCGCCAAGTGGGCGACCGGTTCGGGCGGTCCGGCCGGCGACGAGGTGCAGAACCTGGCGCCGGTGGCGTTCGGGCACACCAACGGGATGGACCCGCAGGCCAGCGAACACCTTGCGCCGACCATGCGGGCCAGGCACCACGTCGGCGGCGGATCGGTGATGCAGCCGATCCCCGCACCGGACGCCGACGCGTACCGGCCGGACGCCGAGCAATGGCCGTCCGGCGGTGTGGACCCGTACAGCGGCGACCTGCCCGGCACGGCCGTCCGCCGGTTGACGCCGGTGGAGTGCGAGCGGTTGCAGGGCTACCCGGACGGGTGGACCGCCGTCTCGGCCGGGAAGCCGCAGGCCGACAGCTCGCGCTACCGGCAGCTCGGCAACTCGATCGCCGTCCCCGTCTTCGAGTGGGTGGCGCTCGGCATTCAGGAGTTCGACGAGGCGAAGGAGAGCGCCAGATGATCAACGGTGAGATCAGTGTGCGGCCGGAAGAGTTCGCGGCCGCCGTCGGCTGGGTGGCCAAGTGGATCCAGGCGAAGCCGGCGATCCCCATCCAGGCGGGGATCGCGATCGAGGCCGGGCCCGGCGAGATCACGCTGACCGCGTACGGCGAGAACGCGACCGCCCGCGCCAAGGTCAGCGCTGAGTCGCTGTCCACGGCCACCGGCCGGATGATCGTGTCCGGGCGACTGCTGGCCGCCCTGGCCGCCACCTTCGGCAAGCGCGACCCGGTCACCGTCACCGCCGACGGCGAAGGCTCGGTCCGGCTGAGCGCCGGCCGCTGGAGCGGCACCCTGCCCGCCTTCGCCGAGGCCGACTGGCCCACCCTGCCGGACGCCCTGCCCGAGGTGGGCCGGGTGGTCGGCGACGACCTGGCGACCGCCGTGGAGCGGGTGGGGGCGGCCCGCGGCACCGACCCCAAGGCGGGGGTCATGTTCATGCTGATGCACCTGCACTTCACCGGCGACCGGCTCGAGCTCGCCGCCACCGACCGCTACCGGTTCGCCCTCACCTCGGTGCCGGTCGACCTGGCGGGCAACCTGCCGTTCGACAGCCTCACCCCGTTCGCCGAGAACATGGTGGAGGCGGCCGGGGCGTTCGCCGGGCCCGGCCACGTCACCATCGGCGCCGAGCCGGGGTCGCTGTCGCTGACCGGTCCCCGGCGGCAGATCGTCATGCGGCTGGGCGCCAGCGACAAGCCCTGGCCGATCGACGCGCTGCACTCCTACATCACCTCGGCCATGGCCCAGGACGGCGAGGTGGAGCTGGCCCCCGACGAGATCGCCATGCCGCTGAAGCGGGCCGGGATCACCGGTGGCCGGGCCGGGCTGGCCCGGGTGCGGATCGAGCAGGACGCCCTGCTGATCGGCGGCGCCGGTGAGGGGGTGGACGGCGACGAGGAGGTGGCCGTGGAGTACGCCGGCGAGAAGGCCGAAGGGTTCTTCAACGCCGGGTATTTCGGGGCCGCGTTCACCAGCGCGCCCGGCCGCAAGGTGCGGATCCGGTTCAGCACCGGCGGCGAGCAGATGCGCCTGCCGATCATCGCGTACTGCGAGGACGACCCGCACTGGCGCTACATCACCATGCCGGTGCGCCAGCTCTAGAAGACGGACAGGCCGGGGGTGAGCGACCCCCGGCCGGATCGGAGAGATCATGGGAACCAGGAAGCCGAAGATGACCACCAAGACCGGCCTGCCGCTGTCCGACGAGTGGGCCGACGGCCGGCACGAGGTGACCGCGCTGGAGCGTGCCCGCGTCGCCACCGCCGACCTGCTGGCCGAGGGCGGCATCGACTGGAACGAGGACGGGGTCGGCAACGACCGGGAGAACCAGATGCGCTGCGCCTCGGCGGTCGTCGACGTGCAGCGGGTCGAGTGGGAGCGGGCGGTCAACGCGGACGGCGTGTCGGTCCGGCGCTACGTCGCCCGCTCGCCCTGGGAGGTGGACCCGGATGTCCACTGAGGCGACCGCTGGGACGACGGGGCGCCCGGCCCGGCCGCGCGGCACCCGGCTGGCGTGGAACAAAATCGAGCGGGAGGCCGGCTCGGACTGCATGGCCGAGGTGCACGGACCCAGCAACCGGGCGTGGCGTTACGGCTGCCGGTGCACGATGGCGGTGGCCGCGCACGACCAGTTCCTGGCCGAGCAGCGCGAGCGCCGGGCGCAGGTGCAGGCGGCCAGCATCGCCGCGGGGAAGTGCCTGGCCACCCGGCACGGGTCGGACGACGCGGCCCGCAACGGGTGCGTCTGCTACCGGCGCCCCAAGAAGCGTCCCTCCGGGGTCGTCTCACAGAGCGGGCTGGCCGGCGCCTACGCGGCCCGGTACAACCGTTTCCGCGGGCCGACCATGAAGGTGGACCGCTACAACCTGATCCTGCTGCTCAGCGGGATCGTCGACCAGCCGACCCGGGGCGAGATGATCGCCGCCGTGCACATCCTCCAGCGCCGGGGCAACCGGGCCGGCACCGGTCTGTTCGACGCCCATGAGATCGCGAGCAGGCTGGGCATCGACGACGGGCAGGTGCACCGCTACAAGCGGTGGATCAAGGATGCGATCAAGGACCGTCACCTGCGGCGGCAGGTGGACGTCCAGATGAAGGCAGTCAAGGTGATCAAGGCCAAGGCGAAGCGGGGTCAGGCATGAGGTACGAGATCCGGCCGCTCGGCCGGTGGGACCGCCCGGTCACCGAGCACCGCGCATCGGCCGGGCGCTTCCGGGTCGGCTGGTCCGACGCGCTCGAGCACCTCGGCCGGGAGATCACCGCGCTGGGCGGCAGTCTGGCGGTCATCCAGATCGACGCCCCGGAGCAGGACATCCGGCGCGACGGCATGCTGCGCAGCCGGGCCAAGGTCGGCTTCCCCGGCGTGAAGATCTCCTTCGAGTCCAGGCACGGCCCGCTCACCTACGCCACCGACGCCTACCAGAAGTTCTACGCGGGCGACCTGGAGAGCTGGCAGGCCAACGTCCGGGCGATCACGCTCGGGCTGGAGGCGCTGCGCGCGGTCGACCGGTACGGCATCACCCGCTCCGGCGAGCAGTACCGCGGCTGGACGCAGATCGAGGCCGGGCCCGGCGGCGGCACCAGCCGGGACGATGCGGCCACGGTGCTGCTCAGCACCACCGGCATCGACGTCCGGCACGAACACCTGCTCACCGACCCGGAGGCCGTCCGCAAGGCCTACCGTTCGGCGGCCAAACGCCACCACCCGGACAACGGCGGGTCGGACGAGGTGTTCCGCCGGATCGTCCAGGCGCGCGACGTGCTGCTGGACGGTGCCCGATGACCAAGGGATTCCGGGTGACCGTCGTCGACTTGGAGACCGGTGACGCCGAGGTCAAGGAGATCGGGCTCGGCGACTACATCCTGCTGGTCAGCGGCGACTGCAACCTGCACTACCGGTACCAGAACGCCGACGGCACGGTCCGGCTCGGCCTGACCGGCTACGCCCCCGACCGGCCGGTGAAGGCGCTGAGGCCGGCCGACGCACCGCACCAGGCCCGCCGGGGTACCGACGTGGAGGCGTTCATCAAAGCGTTCCGCGACCGGTTCGAAGGCGAGGGCGCCTCGGCGGACGACCCGCGCTGGGACGCGATCGACGACCTGCTGGACCTCTACCGGCTGCGCGCCGACACGGGGGTGCCGCTCGGCGAGGAGGTGCAGGAGGGATGACGGCACCGATCGGGGCCGACTGGTCCAAGGCGCAGCGTGCTTCGAGGCCGGGGCCGTGCCGGTACCGGTGCGGCCGGCCGGCGTGGCTGCTCGAGCCCGGCGGTAACCAGGTCGCGCACAAGGCGTGCGCCGACAAGGCGGCCGGCGTGGCCGAGACGACGGTCACCCCGGCGGCCGAGCTGGAGGACGGCAAAGCCGAGCCGCGGTCGGTCGGCTGCGGGCCGGTCAAGGAGTCGGGGCGGTCGTGCGGGCAGCAGGGCACGGCGCCGTCCTGCATGCTCTGCCCGCTGTCGCCGACCTACTGGCGCACCACGCTGGCGCCGGACGAGCGGCGCGCTCTGCCGCCCTACACCGGCCCGGTGGTGACTGCCGAAGTGGACAATGCCGTGCTCTGACCGGCAGGCATACGCTGAGACGACCCCGGTTCCGGCCGGGGTCGCTCCGTCTGGACGACGTTCATGGGATACGTGATCCTGTAAGATGAACTGACGTGCAGAAACAGGGGGTGACATGAACAGCACAGCAGAGCAGACGGCCGCGCCGAAGAGGGACATGCGCAGGCAGCACGCCGCTTCGCAGGAGACCTTCGCCCGGCGGCGGATCGAGAAGGCCCTGGCCGAGATCATCGACCAGGGGTGCACGCTCCGGGTCGGCCGCGACGGGTGGATCCAGATCGTCAAGGCGGGCGAGGTGGTCTACCGGACCGGCTCGCTGCCGATCGAGGCGGTGGCCGTTGCGTCGCCCTACTGAGACACGGAACGGCCCCCGTGCCGGACAACACGAGGGCCGCATGGAGACGGGATGCCGAATGACTACCACGGATGATAGCGGACGTAATGTCGCGAGCGCGCCATACCCGCTGACGGCAGGGGTGACCCTCAGCGCCACCGGGGCAATGGCCGGGCAGGAGGTCTGGACCCGCGACCAAGTGGCCTACGTGGTCGCGCTGGCCTTCTGGTCCGGCTCGGGGGTGAGTGCCCGGCACGACGCGCTGGAGCTGGCCGAGTTCGCCTGGTCGGCCTCGATCGGGACCGAGTGGGTCTCACCGGCCGAGCGGATCCGGCGGCGGATCGCGGCGATGGGGCAGCGCCACGAGCTCGTGCTGATGCGCTGGCGGCAGTGGCCCGCGCTCGAACCCGGCCAGCGGACTGGACTGATGGAGCGTGACGCCCGGGGGCGGCCGGTGAAGCCGCGCGTCGTGCCGGTCGGCGAGCCGTGCGACCCGGACGTGGTGTGGCCCGAGGTGGCCGTACCGGGCGGGAGTGCGCCGTGCTGACGTTCGGACCGATGGTCCCTGACCGGGAGTGCGCGGCCACGCCGGGCCGACCGCGGGTGTCGCTCTACATCGAGCCGCGCGACCTCTGGGTGGGGGTGTTCGTCTCGCCGTCGGCGGTCTATGCATGCCTGCTGCCCTGCCTGGTGATCCGCATCCAGCGCGGCCCGCGCCGGGGTGCGGCATGACCGAGCACGAGGCCGGTTGGGTCGACGACGACCCGTGGGCGGGGATGGTCGACGAAGCCGGATTCCCGGTGGAGCCCGACGACGTCTACAGCGACAACATCGCACCGCACGTGACCGACACTGAGAAGTTCGTCGCGTCCGGTGCCACCGACGAGCAGGCAATCGCCGCCACCTTCCGGCTGCCCGAGGAGTTCTGGGGGTCGCGAGAGCTGTTCAAGCGGATCCGGCAAGCGGCTTGGGCCAATCAAGCACATCCCGATGCCACGCTGGCCTGCGTGCTGGCCCGGGCCTCGGCGGCGATCGGGCACGAGGTGAAGTTCGATTCCGGCCGGGGGCCGTCCGGCACGCTGTCGCTTTACGTCTGCCTGCTGGCTGAGTCCGGCATCGGCAAGTCGGAGGCGTACAAGGCGAGCGAGCTGGCGGTCCGGCTGCCCCGGCACCTGCTCGAGCCGGACGGCACTACCGACATGGAGGTGTTCCGCGACGGCGTCGGCATCGGCACCGGCGAGGGGGTGGCCGAGGCGTTTCTCGGCATGGTGGAGCGCGACACGGGCAAGGTGAAGATCGTTCGCGGCAGGGAGGAGCCGGTGGTGGAGAAGGTCAAGGCCATCGTCCGGCACCGGGCCTTCTTCTTCGTCGACGAGGGGGCCACCATCAACTCCTTGATGGGGGAGCGCAAAGGCTCCATCCTCGGCGCCACGCTGCGCACCGCGTGGTCGGGCGGCACGCTCGGGCAGAGCAACGCCAAGGAGGAGACCACCCGGTTTGTCAAGGGTGGCCGGTACGCGATCGGCCTGGCGATCGGCTACCAGCCGGAGACCGCGGTGGAACTTTTGCAGGATGTCGGCCCGGGCACGCCGCAGCGGTTCCTCTGGTTCGGCGCCCAGGACACCGAGATGCCGGAGAGCAGGACGGCGTGGCCCGAGCCGATCCCGCTCATCCCGGAGGGCATGCAGGCCGGCGTCATCGATTTCCCCGAGGAGATCAAGGAGTGGCTGTTCCAGCACACCAGGGCCAAGCACCGCGGCGAGGTGCGGGTGGAGCGGATGGACTCCCATGAGCCGTTGATGCGCTGCAAGCTGGCCGCCCTGCTCTGCTACCTGGACGGCCGGATGCTGGTCAGCCGGGACGACTGGGTGCTGGCGGGCATGATCTGGGCGGTCAGTCGTTCGATCCGCGACCGGCTGGTCCAGCACCGCGACCGGGCGCAGGCCGAGGCCGAGCGGGTGGCCAAGGAGAAGCGGATAGAGGAGGCCACCGAGATCGAGGTCATGAAGGTGACCGTCTCGGCCGACGTGGAGCGGGTGGCCCGGCGGATCGCCGCTGCGGTGGCCAAGGCTGACGAGGCGTTCGACCGGGTCAAGCGGTACGCGCTGAAGAAGAACTTCGGCCGCGACAAGCCAGTGTTCGACGCGGCTCTGACGCACGCCCGGAACATGGAGTGGATCTTGCCCGAGGAGCCTGATGGGTTCCTCGCGCTGGGCCGGTCCGCTCCCAGAGAGTGATGGGGGTACAGGGGGTACATGTACCCCCATCGGAGGTCCGGTCGGGGTGGGAGACGGCAAAATTGGTTGCGGCGACAACAATCTTGAGAAATCGCCAAAAGGGCCTCTGACCTGCTTATTTAATATAGTTAATAGTAAAACAATTCGACTCGTACGTGCGCGATGTTCCCCCCACCCCGACGGGGGGGGGGGGTACGTACCCCCTGTACCCCCTGTAGTCGTGTGACTAGACGGACCGAGAGTGAGGAGAGACGGCATGGAGATGATCAGTCAGGGGTGGCCGCTGTACGCCACCAACGGGGCGGTGGTGTTCGCCGTCGTCGGCTGGCGGCTGGACCGGGCCAGGGAGCCGATGGTGCCGGTGCTCACCGCCATCAATCGGCAGAACAACGAGCCCGCCACCGCAGACAGCACCGCCCGGCTCGGGCTCACCCTCACCCCCGACCTGCGAGAGGCGCAGTACCTGGCGGGGCAGAGCCGTGGCTGACGAGCAGCAGGTGCGCACGCGGGCCGGCTGGATCGGGGTGGAGATCTCAAAGAGCAGGGTGCGGACACCGGGCAAGCCGGGATTCGGGCTCTACCGGGTGCGGGGGACACGCACCGCTGATCGGTTCGACCCGCTCGGCGAGGGGACGACCAGCGCGCTGGAGCACCTGCCGTGGACGGCGTACGCGTACGGCCTGAACGTGATCGCCGCGGCGGTGACCAACTCGATCCAGCAGGGGCGGCCCGAGAAGCCGATGGACCTGCACCTGGTGGAAGACGGGACGGCGGTCAAGACGGGCGAGGGTGGCTACGCCGGCGGGACGGTCGTGCCGACCAGGTGGACGCAGCAGTACACCGGGCGGCGGGACCTGGGGGTGCAGGCCGACCACGAGGCGTGGGTGGCAGGGCCACTCGCCCGGGCAATACGGGAAGGCGAGGCGCTGCGTGCGGAAATCGGCGACCCGGGGGTGGCGCCCTGCGGGTGCGCCAACAATGCGCTGGGGATGGCACCTGTCCTGCACCGCTGTCCTCGGTGCGGGTTTGTGGCCGGGCCGAAGGTGCACGAGGAGTGCGCTGCCTGCGCGATACAGAACGCGGGGACGACCCGGCAGCGGCAGCGGGCAGCCAACGGGGCGTTCCAGCGGGATCATGCGGAGCGTCGGGCGTACGGGCTCGCGCGCCGGCACGAGGAGAAGCTGCGCCGGGGGCAGGCGTGAGAACGGCGGTGCGGGTGGCCGCGATCGTGGTGCTCGGGGCGTGGGTGCTGGCACCGCTGGTGGCCCTGCTGCTGCACTGAGGCAACGCCGGAACGCAGGCGTGGTGCATGGGGGACCAGTCAAGATAGGCACGATCGGGCGTTTCCTGCTCGCGTCCGCTGGGCGTACAATGGCAGGTGACAGGAGAGGGGGTGCCTATGCCCGTAAGCAAGGCCGAGCTGGTCGGCCGGGTGCGCGACTTGGCCCGGCGCCAGGACGTGGTCGGGGAGTTCACCCGGCACCTGACCACGGATGCCGACGGCTGGCCGGTGGACCTGGACAAGATGACCGGCCCGGCGCTGCACGTGGTGATCGACGCGGCCGAGACCTTCGACCGGTTCACCGACGCGGTGGTGGGTCTCGAGGAGGACGGTGCACGGATGGCCATGCAGACGATCGAGTACGGCAACGGGCGGGTGGGTGTGGACGGCGCGGGCAACCTCGTCAGCGTCCAGTTCGACAACCCGACGCTGGCCATCTTCGAGGTGGCGTCGCCGTGAAGCTGAGCGAGGCGCAGGCGCGTGCACTGGAGGCCGCCGCACGGGGCGAGCTCAGGCGGTGGAACGACGCGCCCGGATTCGTCGCAGGCGGCAAGACCTACGCGGTCGGCCACGGGACGATACAGAAGGGCACCGTCGAGTCTCTGACCGGCTCTCAGCCGCCCCTGCTGACCGAAGGCGAGCAGGACGACCGGGCCATGACCTGGCAGATCACCGCCTGCGGGCGGGCCGAACTGGCGGCGCACCGCGCCCCCTACCGGCAGCACCGCGGCAAGGCGAGGCCGCGATGACCGAGCCGAAGAGGGATCTGGTGCAGGTGGCCGCCGAGCGCTCGGGCGCGTCCGTACCGACCACCCGGACCGAGATGCGCAAAGAGATCAGCCGACTGGTCCAGCGCAAGATGTCCGGCAGCGAGCGGGTGAAAGTCCGGCAGTGGGCCGGGCGGGTGGAGCGCACCGACGACGAACTGGCCGAGAAGCTGGCCGAACTGCTCGCGATGGGAGACCTGGCGTGGTGAACCGCAAGATGTTTGTGACGGCCGTCGACGAGTCGGAGCGCCGCCGCCGGCTGCTGCTGGACATGGTCGACGCGGTGGACGAGCTCGCTGGGGCCGCCGCCGCCATGCCCGGCCTGACCGCTGACCTGACCTACGCCGGCGTCCCCGCCGATGTGGCCCGGGCCAAGGCGGACCGGATCAGGTCCGGCTGGACCGAGCTCGCCGAGGCGACGCGCAAGGCGGCCGAGCAGGCGCGGCTGGAGACGGTGGCGTGGCGCCAAGCCTGGGACGCGGCCGAGAGTGCCCGCTAGGCACCGACCGGCGCCGCCCGCCCGGTCGGCGCAGATGGCAGCACTGCTGGCCGCGATCGTGGCCGCAGCCAGATCAGAGAGCAGGGAGACGGACGTGGAGAATCTGACGGCCGAGGAGTTGCAGGAGCAACTGCGGGCGGACACCAAGGTGCTGGCCGAGATCATGTACCGCTGGAACGCCCCCGGCACCAGGGGCCTGAAGCGGCGCCTGCTGGACCTCACCGAGGGCACCGACGTGAAGCCGGAGAACGTGGAGGACTTCATCCGGCAGGTGGGCACGGTTGCGCACGGCGCCCACTCGGCCAACGCGGCCGGCGGGGCCGGGCTGGCCACGCTGGAGTTTCTGGTCGGCGCGGGCCGGCTGCGCGGCAGAAAGGTCATCTGATCATGGGGGTGCAGGTCTACTCGCCGAGCGACCCGGACAACCCGGCCTGCGCGGCCGACGTGATCGCCCAGCTCGAGGCCATCCGGACGACGCTGAACGCGCTCAACGTGCAGGCGGAACGGATCAGGTTCCGGGCACCCAGTTACATCCGGACGGTGCTGCTGGACCAGCGGATGCCGCAGCGCCGGGCGCAGGAGGCCACCGACACGATCACGTCCCGGATGCGCTACCTGGCCACCACCCTCGAGGACGCGGCCAAGGCGGCGCAGAACGCCATCGCCGCGGTGGAGGTGTCCGGCGTGAACATGCGCCAGTCGTTCGCGTGGCGCCCCGGCGTGCCCGGCAGGCGGTGACCGTGGTCGATCAGCGGGTGCTGGACGAGTACGCCACAGCGGTGCGCAGTCTCGCTGAGCACGCGGCCGACCATCGGCGCACCGCCACCACGATCGACGAGGAGTGGTCGCTGCCCGACGAAGGTCCGGTGGAGGTTGCCCTGGAAAGGGCGCGCGAGGCGTGGGCCGCAGCCGAGCGTGCGCTGGCCGAGGCGCAGGACGAACTGCGCCGGGTGATCAAGCGCCGACTGGGCCAGCTCGAGGAGGGGCGGTGACCGTGCCGAAGACGTGGACGCAGCCCGAGCCGCCGCCCGAGCCCGGCATGGACGTGGTGCGGGTGCGCAAGGCGTCGGCTTCCACCACGTTCAGCGACACGACGTGGTGGCACATCCGGCCCGGCCAGTGGTACCCGGCGTCCCGGATCGCCGACCGGCTGGCCCTCGCCAGCCTGTCACCGCGGGAGTGCGACTCGTGGTCGTACGTCCTCCGGGTGGCAGGGTCGCTGGTCGACGACACCGACGAGGGCGAGCGCCCGCTGACCGAGCTGGCGGCCTGATGCCGGACGAGATCGGCCCAATCATCGGCCCCCGCAGCGGGATCACCTTGGAGCGGCGCACCGGGCCGGTCAAAGCCGAGTGCGAGGGCTGCGAGTGGCGGGGTGAGGACGTGACCTACCTGCGCGTCCGCACTCATGTGAAGAAAACCGGACACGCGGTCGCGGTGACCGTGGAGTACATGACGGTCTACCGGCCGTCGGAGACGGAGAGCAAATGCTGATCGAGACGAACGGGCAGGGTGTGCGTGTGTTCAGCGCTGAGCCCGCGCTGGCCGATGTGCAGAAGGTGCGCAGCCGGGACGGCGACCGCTGGCAGCGGGTCGACGACTGGGAGGGCGAGGGCGAGCGCTGGATCCCGATCCTGGCGGACGGCCCGCACCCTGAGTCGGGCGGCCTGACCTGGCCTACCCTGCTGGCCGGGTACGGCCCGCTGACGGACATCAGCGGTGACGCCTGATGGCCGGTGAGACCGTGATCACGGTGGTCGGCAACCTGACCGGTGACCCCGAGCTGCGGTTCACGCCGTCCGGCGCAGGCGTGGCCAACTTCTCGATCGCGTCCACGCCGCGGACGATGGACCGGCAGACCAGCGAGTGGAAGGACGGCGACCCGCTGTTTCTGCGCTGCAACGCGTGGCGCGACCTGGCCGAGCACGTCGCCGAGACGCTGACCAAAGGCATGCGGGTGATCGCGCAAGGCCGGCTGAAGCAGCGCTCGTACGAGACCCGCGAGGGCGAGAAGCGCACCGTCTACGAGCTCGAGGTCGACGAGATCGGCCCCAGCCTGCGGTACGCCACCGCCACGGTGCAGAAGCAGTCCAAGCAGGGCGGCGGCCAGTCGCGCGGCCGGGACGACCGCGGGAGCGGCGACTTCCAGGACCCGTGGTCGGGCGGTTCGGACGGCCGGGGCCAGGCCAGCCGGGCCAGCTCCTTCGACGACGAGCCGCCGTTCTGATGGGCGGCGAGGTGATGGCGCCGCTGAAGGATCTGGCCGAGAACGGTGACGTGGCCGGCAGCACGGCTGCTGTGCTGTTCGCCGTCGCGCTGGAGCGGCGAGCCCAGATGGCTCGCTGGGGTGATCAGTCGGATCTCGCCGACGCCGACCCCATCATCCTGCGCCGGGTCGGCAACCCGGACCTGAATCGGCTGGGCACGCCTGGCGCGGTCGCGGTCCGGCTGGCCGAGCACTACGAGGTGCCGAGCGAGTCGCGGGCGAAGCAGCACCTGCACGGCGAGGTGGCCGAGTGCGGCGGCACTTGGTTCGGCATCCTGCTGGAGGAGGTCGCCGAGGCGCTGGCCGCGATCCCGCAGGCGCTGGAGAGCGGATCCCCGGCCATGCTGATCGCCGAGGTGGAGCAGGTGGCCGCCGTGGCGGTGGCCTGGTCGGAGGCGCTGCGGCGCCGGGGCGTGAAGGCGATTGGCCGTACGTGACGAGAGGCCGCCGGTCTGGGCACGGCAAGCCGGTCACCTCTTCGGACATCCTGACCAATCACCGGGTCAGGGCCGAGGTGGTGGCCGGCGTCGCCGTTTGGGCGTGCATGTTCTGCCCGGGCCGATGGCCCTACCCGGGCGGCGTCCCGCAGGATGCCGCCCCCTGCATCCCGAGGACGGTGGAACGGTGACCGAGGTCTACGGCACTGCGGGCAACCCCGGTGCGCCGGGCACCTGGCAGCGTGACGTCTGGTGGGCGCTCATCCGGACCGCGCGGGTGGGCGCCCCGACCGGCCGGAGCAGGTGGAAGCCAGCGCCGCCGTTCGTCACCTCGTGGGCCGGGCGGACGCTGCGGGTGACCGACGGCGAGCCCCGGCTGCCGTTCGGACGTGGCACGAAAGACACCGCGTGGCTGACCCACATCCCGCGCACGGTGCTGTTCGCTTGGCACCGGGGTGTGCTGGCCGGGCGGGCCGTCGCCTGGTGGTGCGGCGCCCGGACGGCGTACTTCAGATTGATCGAGGAACCGGAGTCCGCGCTGTGTCCGAACTGCGTGGTCCGGATGACGAGAGGGGCCTGACGATGCTCCGGCACTGGCGGGCCGTGCTCGTGCTGTTCGTGGCCGTGGAGGTGCTGACCGGGACGATCGCCTACGGCACGCCGACATGGAACTTCACCCACACCGAGGTGCTGCGCGGCTGGGACTGTGTGGCCTACGTCTGCACCATGATGGCAATCGGATTCATGTTCATGACCGGCACCGTCGCGATCATCGTGCGGCTGCTGGACGACAGGAGGAGTTGAGACGGATGGACGAGGCGATGATCAGGGTGCCGGTGCCGCGGGAGTTCCTGCTTCAGGTCGGCTGGGCGGACGGCGACGACAAGCCGATGACCCTGCTGCCCCGGATGATGCAGAAGTTCCCGCTGACGCTTGGCGACTTCGCGGTGGGCGACTGGTACGTGGTCGGCATCGAGATCACGATGGAGCGCTCGCAGCTCAACGTCGGCGAGCAGCACCGGCAGCCGCTTTCGGCGCCGCTCGCGCTCATCCCGCGCTACTGGGTGATGCTGAGCCGGGTGCTGCCGTAGGTCCGGGGTGGACAATCGGGCGTCACGATCAACACGAGACGGGAGCACCATGACGATCAACTGGGAGCCGACCGGCACCAACGTCTACTTCTTCGAGCCGCACCAGGACGACGGCAGCCTGTTCATGGCCCAGGCCGCCGCCCACCACGTCCTGGCCGAGCGCACCGTGCACGTCGTGCTGATGAGCAACGGCAGCACCAGCAACGTCCGGCGCAAGCTGAACGGCGAGATTCACACCGGCCCGTGGTGGGGCGGCTTCCACGACCCCGAGCACGAGGGCTACGACCCGTTCCCGGACACGCCGGCCGGTCGCAGGGAGTTCGGGCTGCGGCGCACCGAGGAGTGGTCGCGGTCGTGGCTGCAACTGGGTGTGCCGATCGAGCGGCAGCATTTCGGCATCGACTTGGCGAGCTCGGCCGACCTGCCGGACGCGATCAGCGTGGACTACGCCAGCACCGTCTTCCAGTACTGGATGAACCGCGACCTGTCGGCCGGGCTGGCCCGGCCCGGCTTCTACACCATGCACTGGGAGGATTCGACCGCCGACCACGCCGCCTGCGGCACCGCGCTGCGGACGCTGCGGCTGGAGGACGCCCGGTTCGCCGACAGCCGGTGGATGGTGCGGCTCGAGCAGGAGGACGAGTTCGGCGCCCCCTACGGGGTGCCGGCCACACTGCTGCCCGAGGTGAAGGCGATGCAGAAGCGCTCGGCCTTCGCGTACGCCGCCTGGGCCCCGGACGCGGACGCGTTCGCGATCGGCATGCAGAGCGTGTCCGGCCTGTTCGAGACCGGACCGCTGGCGGGCAAGGCCAACCAGATCGTGCGGTTTCCCTGATGGGGCGCCGTCGCGACCGGGGGCCGTCCACGCGCCCGGCCGCGGTGGTGCTCGCGCTGGGCGGCATTTTCATCGGCGGTTACCGCTGGCTGCTGCCGCTCGGCGACCCGGCCTGGCCCGAGGTGGTGCTGCGCGTCCTCTGCGGCCTGCTCGCGCTGGTGTGCTTCCTCGGCGCCGTCGACTTGTGGTTCATGGATCGGAGGCACTGATGCAGATCATGCTGGTCGCGCCCGGCACCGACGTCGACCGGATGTGGATCGACGCCGATCAGGCCGGCAGCGGCTTCGTCTACGACAAACCTTCCGCCGATCTACCGATGAGGGTGGAGGACACGCTGCTGCCGGCACGGCCGCAGATCGGCGTGGCCCGGGTGGTCCGCTACCGGGTGCCAGGCTGGCGGGTCGTGCTGACCTTCGCCGTCGCCGATGATGCCTGGGTCGGCCGGACGCCGGGTGCTTACATCAGGCCCGGCTACCTCCTGCCCGGCTACATCGGCGGCGACACCGTGGAGGCGGTGCCGGTCTGCACCTGGTGCTACGGGCACACCGCTCCGTGGCGACCGCCGGAGCAGCCGCTGGCGGGCCGTCATCCGGCATTTCTCACCCGGCACACCGAGCAGGAGTGCCGGGCCGAGAAGGGTGAGCGCCGGCGTGCGCTCACGCGAATCACGGGGATCTGATGGCCGTCGACTGGGGCGAGATGCTGGCGTGCGAGCAGTGCGTGGCCACGCTCGGCAAGCCGTGCCTGGACCTGCTCGGGGCGGGGCCGGAGGCGCTGCCGTCCCGCCCCCGTGCGGTCCCGCATTCCGGCCGCAAGTCACGGGCCGAGGCGGCCGCAAAACGCGCGGCACCCGCAAAGGCGACAGCCGCAAAGCCGCGACCTGCGGCATCATCTACTTCTGCGGGCAGGCGAACGGCCCGCAAAACGACGAGCACGGCCGATGCGTGGCTTGCGCTGGCCGAGAGACGGAGAAGCACGTGAGCGAGACGGACCGCAAGGTCGGGCACCCAGAGGGGGTGACCGTCTTCGTGGAGCACAAGACGAGGACCACCTACCGCGACGGCACGGTGGTGGACAGCGAGCCCTGCTGGTCGACCGGCAACACGCTGGACGAGCTGCGAGAGCACCGGGCGCGGTGGCATCGGCCCGAGCCGAGCTCGTCGGTTCGGACCAGGATGCAGCGCGAGGGCATCGTGGCCGAGGCGGACCTCTACCGGCAGGTGCGCACCGAGGTGGGCACGTGGACCGACCTGGACGCGCGCACGCCGGTGTTCACCTCCCGGCTGTCCGCCGCCGAGCCGATCAGCAAAGGCCAGCCGGTGTACCAGCGGCCGATTGGCGCAGGCGAGCAGATCACCGTTCAGCTCGGCACCGCACCGGTCTGGGCGTTCACCTACGCCGCGGCGGGGGAGGGCCGGGCGCCGATCGGGGTTGCGGCCGCCGACTACCAGCCGGGCGATGCGGTGGAGCTGGCCGACCACGGCACGGTCCGCGCGGTTCCTTTCGGCGACCCGGCGACCGCAACCGCAGACGCGCAGCCGCGGGCCGCAACCATCGCCGACCTGCTGACCTGGGACGACCTGGATGCGCTGCGTCGGGCCGGCGAGATTGCGGTGGCCAACACCGAGCGCGGCGTCCACCCCGAGGATCTGCTGGTCGCCGACGACGAGCTGGTGAGCGCCTTGCGCCAGGCGCTGGGCCGGCTGGAGCTGGGCCGCATGCACGGATATGAGGCCAAGCCATGACCGTCCGGCTGATGATCGGCTACGAGATCTCGGACGGCTCGGCCCCGGCGAGCATCGACGTCGTCTGGGAGGACGCCCCGCCGGGTGCCGACGAGATCCTGCGCGTGATCAGCGGGGTTGCCGGGATCGTGCGGGACCGGCACGTCGCCTATGAGACGCGCGAGCAGTCCGGCCCGACCGGCAGGCGGTATGTGGACGGCCCGCCGGAGGATGCCGCCGAGAAGGACGACCGTTTCACCGCGGCCGAGGACATGAACCTGGGCGACATGGCGGGGGTCATGATCGAGGCCGGTCCTCGCCGCAGCCAGGTCCGGAAGACGTACGCCGGCCCGCAGTGGCTGTTTGTCGCCCCCGCGGCGCAGACGATTCTGAAGGGCGAAAAGCTGATCTACGGGGCCATGCCGGAAGGCGACCCCAAGCACGTGTGGAAGGTGGCCGACTGATGAAGGTGCTGGTCATCGGCGGGGAGCGGTCCGGCGAGTGGGTGGATGTGCTGGACGGCGCGCAGGCCTGGGTGGACATCAGGACGGGTGATACGTTCCGGATCGCCCACATCGACTGGGCGGTGCAGAAGCCGGGCGAGGACGGCCTGATCGAGGTGGTGGAGCGCTACCGGATCCGGCTGGCCATCCACCCGGAGATCGCGGCCGTGCCCGGCAGCGGGCAGATCATCAATCAGGCGGTCAGCAACCTGGCCATGACCCACTTCGCACGGGCCGAAGGCGAGCCGCTCGAGCTGGAACCGCCGAAGGCGCCGGACACGCCGGCCGCGCTCTACGGCCCGGATGGGAAGCCGCTGTGAGCGACGAGCGGCCGACGAAGAGGATCAGCCCGGAGAGGATCGCAGCCGCCCGGGCGGGTGCGCTCGGCCCCGGCCCCGGCGAGCCCGAGCTGGCCGACCTACCGCGCCGGGGCCGGGGTGTCGTCTGGCTGGATGCCCGCGCGGCCGAGGCGATGCTGCGCCTGCCGCACGGCCAGCGGGTGGTGAGCATCGGCGCCGACTGGCTGCGCGACGGGATCGCCTTCGTCGTGGAGGGACCCGGCCTGCCGCCGCAGGAGGAGGGCATGCTGCCCGAGCCGCTGCCGGCCGGCAACTACGTCGACTTCCACCTGCTGGACAAGGTGCGGGCGCTGGCCGAGCGCTGGCACATCGATCGGGAGGGCCGGGACGACGACGAGTTGCTGGGCCTGCTCATCGCCACGCTGACCGGCAACTACGACCCGCGGACGGAGCTCCCGTCGTGAGGCGGCCGTGCGGCGCCGAGCGGCCGCCGCTGAGGCCGACCGGCTGGGAGTGCCTGGGGGTCGACCTGGTGATTGTGATGCGCGGGCCGGAGGGTGTGCCGGTGGTGGTGCCGCGGATCCTCGTGCACCTGATCGGTGAGGCGTCCGAGAAGGTGATGAGGCAGGAGGGTCACCCGACGCCGTTCACCGGTGGCGATCACCTGCATCTGGTGCTGCCGGTGGGTCGCGAGACCGGCTTCGCGGTGGCCCGCGCCAACCTCACTCCGAGGTGACGCAACCGTGTTGCCTGTAGGGCCATGTGGGGGTACACTTAGAGCATGACGACGCGCATCCTGCCCAGTGGCCGCATCCTCTGCTTCTACACCAACCCCGTCACCGGCAAGGGCGTCCCCGCTCACGTGATCTGGGCCAGCGAGGACAGGGGCAGGCTTGTCATCGACCTGATCAACCAGAAGGGCGAGTGGATGGTCACCGCAGGCGATCTGTACTGCGAGGACGAGTCGGGACGCTTCCTCGGCGGCCCGCAGATCGAAGGCGAGCGCGTGGAGACCTGCATCGTCAAGATCGCCGACGAGGGCAACCGGCCGTGCGGCGCCGAGGTCGTCTACCGCACCGCCGAGCAGGCCTCGGCCAACGGTCAGACCTATTCGGGCTGGTACCACGCCAGCGGAGAGGCCGACCACCACGCCGTGCCCAAGTCCTACATCTGATCTCCCCCGAAGCGGCCCCCGTTCCCACCGGAGCGGGGGTCGTTCGCTGTCCGCTCGGCGTGCCACCATCGGGCACATGGCGCGAACACAAGACATCCCCTACCCGTTACGACGCGAACGCAGCATGCTGGACGACCTCGCCGAGGCGGTGGCCGCCGCCGACGGCCTGCTCCCCCCGCTGCGGTACCTGCTCGCCCAGCCGTCCGGCAACGGGCCGAGCATCGGCAGTACCCACAACGCCCCCGAGTCGTCCGAGCCGTGGAACGCGTCCGCCGCCGCCGTCTACTGGGACATCTGGTACGGCGCCCGCTCGCTGGCCCGCCGGATGCGCACCGAGCTCGGCCTCTCCGACGACTGCCTGCCCGGTCCGGAAGGCCTCGCCCAGGTGCTCGCCTGCGGCCCGGCCGTCTCGGCCCGGCTGCTCGGCGAGGTGACCGCCCGGCTCTGGTCATGGGTGCAGCGGGCCAGCGCGCTCCCCGACGTCGGCGAGTCCGAGCCGTGGACGCATGTGCCGCGGGTGCCCGGCTTCCAGCCGCCGGCCTGCCCGTACTGCAAGACGTTCGGCCTGCGCATGCAGCCGCGCGCAGGGCAGATCCGGTGCTTCTTCCCCGACTGCCGCGACCTGGACGGCCACCCCACCCGGGCCCGGATGGAGTACGGGCACTTCGGCAAGCCGTGCCTGGTGTTCGGCGACGGCACCGTGCTCGCCTTCGGGGACGCGTCGTGAGCTGGGGATCGTTCGCGCTGGGCATGGTCGCGGGCACGGTGCTGACGCTGGCCGGGTCGGTGATCGGCACGCTGCTGCTGATGCGCGCCTCGGCACGGTCGGACCGTACGATCTGAGACGTCGGAAGGAGACGGATGTGACACGGACCGACTACCTCAGCTACTACCTGGACCACCCGATCGGCGCGACCAGAAGCCTGCTCCAGCGCTGCTGGCGCCGCACGCAGAACCGCTGGTGGGATCTGCGTGCCCGGCTGGCCGGCGCCTGCAACGCGGACACCTGGGACGAGGCCAGAGGCCGCTACATCGGCTACGCCCACTGGCGGTGCGGCCGGGCGCGCGGCCACGCCGTGCCGCACCGGTTCGTCAACAGCACTTGGATGAACGGCGACGATCGCACCCGGTATGACCCGATACCGGTGCGAGGCAGGGCTGAGCATGTCGCTGCCGTCTACGCAGCCGTCCCGTTCCGGCACCTGACCGGCCACCGCCACCTGATCGCCCCGCTGGCCCGGCAGCGACGGATCGACCGTGATGCCGACGCGGCCCTGGCTCGCCGACTCGCCGAGCGGGCGGCCACCCGATGAGGCGCGGCGTCCCGACCGGCTCGCCGGTGTGCGGGCACGGCTACGCCCGGACGATCACCAACCGGCACCCGGACGGCAAGCCGTGCACCGGCGGCTACGACGCGGCCGACGTCGGCGCCCTGGTCGCAGCGCTCAAAGAGATCCCTGCCCTGCATGCCGACGGCCCGGCCGTGAACTGCGAGGCGGTGGCCAAACACCTGCTCGAGGCAGGCTGGCGGTTTGTCGACCCGGACGAGAAGCACGTCATTGAGCTGGGCGCCGACGGCTGGACGCTGAAGCACCCGCTGGCCTGCCGGGCCGCCGACCTGTTCGCCTGCCCGGTCAACGCGGCCGCCAGCCGGACCGCCCTGGAGGTGTGGTCGGAGCTTCAGCCCGCGCACGGCCGGTTCCGGTGCGTGGAACAGGCCGGGCACTTGGTGCTGCTGGAGCGGGTGCCGTGAGCACGCCGCGCACCGTGCCCTGCACGATCGTCTCGGTGATCTCCGGGGACACGCTGCTGCTGGATCTGCGGCTCGGCTTCGGCGTCCGGGTGGAGCTGCCCTGCAAGCTGCTCGGCATCGTGGCCTACCCGCCGGACAGCAGGGAGGGTGCCGGCCAGCGCGCCGAACTGCACCGGGCGATGCAGTCGCTGGCCGAGCAGCCGGGCCCGCTCGCGCTGGCCTTCACCTCGCACGAGTTCCGGCCCGGCGAGGCGCACGGCCAGCTCATCGTCACCGACGCCCAGGGCGCCCGGCACGACCTGGCCGCCGCGGTCACCGTCGGGGACGGCTGATGTTCGGCCGGGGGGAGCCGGAGGCCCGGCCGCGCAAGCCGGACTGCTCGCTCTGCCAGCGACGGCGCCGGATCGTCCGGGTGATGCGCCGTGCCGGAGAGGGCGACCAGAAGCAGGACGACCCCGACTGGGCGATCCGGATCTGCGACTTCTGCGACGCGCCGACATGAGGGTGACCCTGCTGCACGTTCTCATCGCGGCGGTGCTGCTCATCGGCGGGGTCTGGTTCGGGGCGCTCTTCGCCTGCACGTGTACCTAGCCCGAACGGCCCCGGGTCACCCGTACGGGTGACGGAATGTCTGACGTATCAGGCGGCACGTAGCGTCTGAGAATGGGCCTCTTACCGGCGTTTTCGTCATGATCGGCATCGACTGCCTGGCGCACGGCCGCCACTCGGCGCCGGTGCCGATCGAGGAGCACCACCTGCGCCCGCTGGCCCGCGGCGGCGACCCGGCCGAGCCGACCATTGCGCTCTGCGCCAACGCGCACGGCCTGGTGCACGCCCTGCTGGACGAGATTGAGGGCATCGCCGTGGTCAGCCCGTACGCCACCCTGCACGAGGTGGTCCGGACGCTGCCGGACAGCGTGTGGGCCAGCTTCCCCGGCAAGGTCCGGCTGATCGCCTACCGCGGCTGGCAGGCGTACGGGCTCGCGTTTCTCGGCCGGCGCCTGCGCGGCCAGCATCGGCACTGGACGACAGACGGCCAACCGAAGACGGACGGCCTGCCCGCGTACGGCGAGGCGACCCGCACCCTGGCGCTGGCCCGGCGGTTGCGCAGGCACATTGCAACGCTGTGACGGTACCGTGGCCAGCAGAGACGGAGGCGATCATGAGAGTGACAGTGGAGGGGGCCAGGGCCAGCGGGGTGGACATCTACCCGGTCGGCGTGCTGGCTGTCCTGCTCAAACTCGGCCGGGTGTACTTCGGCAGGCCCCGCATCGAGCGGGGGGAGATCCGGCGGCTGGTCCGGCGCAACGCCAGGGCCTCGGTGCGTAACCAGGTCCGGCTGATCGCCGAGCGTGCGCGGGCCGGGCAGTGGCGTGCCGTCAAGAACCACTTCAACGGCTACATGGCCGAGCCGTTCGTCATACCGGCCCGGATGTCGCGGTGCGGTTCCGGCTGGACGAAGACGCGGGCTTGGCGCTCGCTGCGCCGGCACGGGTGGCCCGGATGAGCGCGCTCACCATCACGGAGGGCGCGGCAGCCATGTCGCCGCCGATGCCCCGGCGCGAACTGGCCCGGCGGCTGGAGAAGGTGGCGCCGGTGGGCACCAGGTGGGGGCCTCGCGGTCGCCGGGCGCGCACCTACGCATTGACGGAGATCATGACCGCGCACGCCGAGTGGTGCCGCTCAAAGGTCGGACATTTGCCGACCGTTGATCCTCCGTGCCAGAATGCCGATGGGCAGGGGTGTGTCCGTTGAGCGTCCACCGTCCGGACCCCGCCCGGGAGATCACCCGCACGCAGGCGATGACCGAGGTCGTCCGCCTGAAGCGCAGCGGGATGACCTACGACGACATCACCGCCAAGACGGGTGTGCCCAGGGGCACCGCTGCCGCCTGGGTGAGGGCCGCGCTCCGGCAGGCAACCCTCGAGCGGTCGCACGAGGCCGAGCTGCTGCGCACCGAGCAGGTGGAGCGGCTGGAGACCCTGCTGGAGGCGGTGTGGAAGGCCGCACTGGAAGGCTCGCCGGTGCACGTCGCCGAGGCCCGGCGGCTGATCGTCGCCATCGCCGACATCCAGGGCGTCCGCCAGCCCATCCAGTTCCAGTGGGGGGTGAGCGATGTCCAGCGAGCCCTTGCCGCAGTTGAGCGCGCTATCGCTGAGCGAACTGCTGGAGCTTCAGGGCAGCCTGTCGTCATTGATGGAGAAGCAGCGCCGGCTTGAGCGGGTCTCGGCCGGCGAGTTTCTGACCCGCTTCCCGACGCCGGGCGCCCTGGCCAAGTCGATCGAGCCGGGCACCAGGCAGACCCCGGCGCTGGAGGCCGTCGACGAGGCGCTGGTCTCGGTGCGGGACGCGCCCGACGACAGCGGCCGGCAGATGATTTTCATGCCGCCGCAGGAAGGTAAGTCGACCCGCACCTCGTGCTGGTTCCCGCTGTGGATGCTCGCCCAGAACCCTTCGCTGCGGATCGGCATCGTCTCCTACAACCAGTCGAAGGCGCTGCGCTGGGGCAAATGGCTGCGGCGCATGATCGCCCGCTACGGCGGCGCCTGGGACTTGGAGCTGATGCCCGACTCCCGGGCCTCCGACAAGTTCGAGACCACCAAGGGCGGCCAGGTCATCTGCGCCGGTATCGAAGGTGGCCTGACCGGCGAGCCGGTCGACCTGCTCATCATCGACGACCCGGTGCGCGGCCGGGCCGAGGCCGAATCCTCCACCTACCGCGAGGCGGCCTGGGACTGGTGGGAGTCGAACGCGGCCACCCGTGGCTCGTCCAGCTTCAAGGTCGTGTTCATGATGACCCGCTGGCACGCCGACGATCTGGCCGGCCGGCTGCTGAAGCGGGAGCCGGGCCGCTGGAAGGTGCTGCGCATCCCCGCCGTCCGCGAGCCCGGCCAGCCGCTGGTGCGCGGCTCGGACGGTGCGTCCGTCTACAACCCGCACGGCGAGCTCGTCTCGGTGCAGGGCCGTCGCCCCGGCTACTACCGGGAGATGGAGACCACACGGTCGATGTACGTGTGGAACTCGATCTACATGCAGCGGCCGGTGGCGGCCGAAGGCAACCTGTTCCCGCGGGCCGACTTCCGCTACTGGCACAAGATGGCCAGCGACCCGAGCCACCACGACCCGACCGGTGGCAAGCGGATCAACATCGACGGTGTCCAGCACTTCGTCGGCGACATGCGCCGGTTCATCACGATGGACCTGGCCAGCAGCACCAAGACGTCGGCGGACTGGACGGTCGCCGCGGTCTGGGGGATCACGCCGTCCGGCCTGCTGGTGCTGCTGGACCGGATCAGGGTGCGGATCAGCGAAGGCGCCCACTGGCCGATGGTCAAGCCGCTCTGCCAGCTCTGGGACGTGCAGGACGTCTGGGTGGAGAAGGGCTTCATCGGCACCACGCTGGTGATTGACGGCACCACCGCCGGGATCCGGATCCGGCCGCTGGATCCCGAGCACGACAAGGTGACCCGGGCCATCCCGGCGTCCAACCGGGTGCGGCAGCGGGTGGTGCTCTTCCCCGCGGACGCGGTCTGGCTGGACGAGTGGTGCGACGAGATCGCCGGCTTCCCGCAGTGGGCGCACGACGACCAGGCCGACACGTTCTCCTACGCCGCCCGGGTGCACGCCAAGTACTGGGCGCCGCCCCCGGACGACAAGGCCCCGGCCGACCCGCACACCGGCCGCTACGCGACAACCGCGCCGGACGTGATCGACCGGGCCCTGGGTGATCGGGTGGACCTCAGCCGGGCTCAGTGGTCGTAGGCGTCGCCTTCCGGAGCACGTTCCGGATGTCCGCCGCGATGTCCTGCTCGGCGTCCCCCCAAAAGTCCAGCTTGCTGGTGTCGATCTCCAGCACCACGTCGTGGTCGTTCAGTACCAGCAGCCGGTCGCCGATCCGGATGGTGCCGGGCAGCATGCTCGGGTCGGTCCGCACCGGCACGCCGAACAGTGACGGCGGCGCGTCCGGTGCGCCGCTGACCGGCCTCAGATCCATCCCGGAGATCCTGACGAACCGGTTGAAGGTCTCCGGCCGGTCGGTGGTGATCACCGGCAGCGGGGTGGTGGTCCGCAGCGCGGCTGCCTTCTTCAGCGCCGCGTCCAAGTCGGCCCTGGTCACCGGCGGCGGCCGCCGGAGGCTGGCGTCGACCGTCCGCACGATCTCGTCGAACGGCCGGCGTGGCGGCGGGATGTCCACGGCGCGACCGCCCCTGGTCGCCCAGTGGGCGCTGTCCGGCCGGCGGGCGTAGACGTCGGCCCCGGCCCGTCTCGGACTGGATTCCGGTGGCCACACCTGGCGGATCTCACCGCCGCCCGGATGGACCAGGTGGGTCAGCGCCGAATCCACCTCGGCCGGCGCCCAGTTCTCGCCGCCCGCCCGGCGCACCGGGTCGCGCATGCTGTCGCCGACCACCGCATCGATCGGCTCGCCGTTCTTGAAGATCACGTACACGTTCGCACCCATGACCTGAGGATAGGAGGCACCCATGCCATTGGCCGACGGCCCGCGCGCAGCAGGCGGCTCCCTCACCGACGGACAAGGGATGTACGGCGCGCTGGCGCAGGACATCTACGAGACGATCGGCGACCTCGTCCACCCGATGGCGGTCGGCACCTACTCGCGCATGCGCCGCGACCCGAAGATCAAGGCGGTGCTCAACTCCTACTCGCTGCCGCTCCAGGCCGCCGAATACGGGATCAACCCGAAAGGCTGCCGGGACGAGGTCGTGCAGTACTGCGCCGACGCCTGGGGCCTGCCGGTCATCGGCGACAACGACGGGCCCGGCCCCGCTCGGCGCCGCGGCGTCCGCTGGGACGAGCACCTGCGGGTCGCCCTCTCGGTGATGCTGCCGTTCGGCTACTCGCCGTTTGCCATCGGCGGCGAGGTGAAGTTCAACCCCGACCGGTGGATGCTGACCGAGCTCTCCGAGCGGCTGCCGCAGACGATCAGCGACATCAAACTGAACGACAACGGCTCGCTGAAGGGCATCGTCCAGTACGGCTCCAAGGATCCGATCCCGGCGTCCGGCCTGCTCTGGTACGTCCTCAACAAGGAGGGCGCGATGTGGCAGGGCCAGAGCATGATCCGCGAGGCCTACGCGCCCTGGCTGATCAAGCACGAGATGTGGCGGGTCATGGCCCAGTCGTCGCGGCGTTTCGGCATGGGCGTACCCAAGGTGAAGGCCCCGCCCGGCGCCACCCAGACGGACATCCAGCGGGCCGGTGAGCTCGCCTCCGGCTACCGGGCCGGTGACCAGTCGGGGGTCGGCCTGCCCGACGGTTTCGACTTCGAACTGGCCGGGCTGATGGGCTCGGTGCCGGACACGCTCGGCTTCGTGCGCTACCTGGACCAGCAGATCGCCGAATCCTGCCTCGCCGGCATCCTCAACCTGGACGCCAGCCCGAACGGCAGCAGGGCGCTCGGCGAGTCCCTGCTGGCCCTGCTGGAGCTGTCCTGGAAGGCGACCGCCCGGGCGATCACCGGCCCGGCCACCGAACTGAACATCCGGATGGTCGACTGGACGTTCGGCGACGAAGAGCCGGTGCCGGCCGTGCTCTGCACCAACGTGGCCCGGCTGGACGTGATGGCCGACGCGATCGCCGGCCTGACCACCGCCGGGGCGCTCTCGGCCGACCTCGGCATGGAGAACGCCATCCGGGCCCGGCTCAGCCTGCCCACCATTGACAGCCGTCCGGCCGCGCCGCAGGAGACCCCGCCCGCCCGGGACCCGGCGCAGCCGCCCACCGAGCCCGGCGGCGAGATCGTGCCCGGCACCCGGACCAACGAGCCCGCCGGGGTGAACGCCTGATGGCCGGGCCGTACGTGACCGTCTCCACCGTGGTGATGGGGCCGGAGCGGGCGGCCGCCTGCCGGACCTGCGGCGCCCACGAGGTGTCGTTCGACGTCTTCGCCCTGGACCCGACGGGGGTGCTGCGCATCGGCGAGATCACCTTGTGCGACGGCTGCGCCGGCCGCTGGTGGTGCGCGTTCTGCCCGATGGTGTTCGCCGCGGACGGCCGCTCGGCGCACGGGCACATGGCGACGAGGCACGCCGCATGACCGACGTGGAGATCCGCAAGCCGGTCGCGCTGCGCACCATCCCCGGCGTGGAGCTGGCCGCGGTCGGCACCTGGCACTCGTCGACCGGCTGGGTCACCTTCACCGCCGAGGATTTCACGCACGCGGTGGCCGCCCTGGAATGCCCGGGCGTCCGCAACCCGGTGATCAAGCTGGGCCACGAGGAGGAGGACTCCACCTCGGGCATCCGGTGGGACGGCGAGCCCGCGGTGGGCTGGATCGGCAACATGCAGTTCGACGGCGCCAAGGTCTACGGCGACTACACCGGCGTCCCTGCCTGGCTGGCCGACCCGGACGACGCCGGCCTGTCGGTGATCGCCTCGGCCTACCCGGACCGGTCGATCGAGATCAGCCGGCCGTTCCTCTGCCAGGTCGGCCACCTGCACCCGGCCGTCATCACCGCGCTGTCCCTGCTCGGCGTGGCCCAGCCGGGGATCGGCGTGCTGAAGAGCATGCAGGACGTCTACGCCATGTTCACCGAGCCGCTGTCCGGCGACGTGGAGCGGGTGGCCGCCGACCAGCTCAGCCGGGCCACCATCGCCACCACGGTCCGGCTGGCCGCCGGCGAGACCCGCGAGCCGACCGCGCTCGAGACCAAGGCGGGCATCGACCACGACGCCCTCCAGGAGACCTGGCAGACCGTGCTGGACGACCTCGTGGGCGAGTGGGACGGCGTCACCGAGGCGCAACTGGACGAGCTCGCCGCCCAGATCACCGACGCGGTGGACGACGACCCTGGCCTGCTCGGGAAGCTGGCGGTCGGCTCGGCCGCCGGCGCCACCCTGCTGCTGGCCGCCATGGACGACGTGGCCGGCAAGGCGATGGACTCAGTGATCAGCGAGGCGAAGAGCCAGGGCGTCGCCGTCGACAAGCCGGACGCGCCCGACCTGGAAGAGCTGGCGACCGCGATCGCCGCCGCCATGGCCGCCTCCACCGCGTCGACGGCCGGTCGCACCGCCGCGCAGGATCTCCGGCCGGGCGAGGGCGCCGCGGTAGCCGCCGGGGTCCGGGCGCACATGGAGTCGCTGACCGACCGGTTTCTGCGCGACCAGCTCGGCGGCGCGCTGTCGGCCGCGCAGGCGCGGGGCCGGTTCACCGTGCTGGAGGTCGCGCCGATCGGCGAGTGGTACGCCAGCGAGCGCATCGACTCCAACACCTGCGCGCCGTGCCGCTCGATCGATCAGACCAGGTTCGACACGTTGGCCGAGGCCAAGGCGGTCTACGGCAACGGCAAGTACGTTTCGTGCCTCGGCGGCCTTCGCTGCCGGGGGCAGGTCTTCGCCACCTGGGGCAGCGCGCTGTCGGCCGCCCCCTGGTGCGAATGCGGGCTATCGATCACGGTGCCCGCCGGATCACCGCTACACAAGCCGCACTGCACCCGTGCGGCCGTTGCCCATCTGTCCACCACAGGAGGTGCCATGGCACCCGGTGCCCGAGCGGCCGTCGTGCAGGCGTCCGTCTCCACCGAAGACATCAGCCGCAGCTACTACGAGTCCGCCGGGTACAGCATGTGGATCACGGCGATGCACGTCGACCCGCTGGAGCTGATCGCCGCCGACGACGCCACCGGCAAGTTCTTCCGGATCCCGGTCGAACTGTCCGGCGAGGAGTTTTCTTTCGGCGAGCCGGTCGAGGTCGCGATCAACTACGTGCCGGTGGCCAGCAAGGCCGCCGCCGCGTTCCCGCACCGCTGGGGCACCCGCGAGGCTGCCCTGGCCGCCGCCGGGGTCAAGTCGGGCGCCGAGCCGTCTGCGGCACCGGCCGACCCGCCGATCGCCCCCGAGGTGAGCCCGGCGGGCGCCGCGATCCGCAAGATGGCCACCGCGACGGCGGACCCGGCCACCACCACCCAGACTCCCGCTGCCGAGCCCGGCACCGGGGAGACCGAGAAGGAGAAGGAGGCGTCCGTGGACGCAGCCAAGATGCGGGAGGCGCTCGGGCTGCCGGCCGACGCCACCTTGGAGCAGGTGACCGAGGCGTTTACCGCGCAGCTCGCCGCCGACGCCTCCACCGCCACCCCCGGCACGGACGCGGCCCCGTCGGCCGACACGGTGGACGCGCTGTCCGCCCTCGCCGGGACCGGCCAGGCCGTGCTCGTCGACCGCGCGCAGCTCACCGAGCTGGTGCAGATGGCCAAGCGCGGCGACGCGGCGTTCATCGAGAATCGCCGCAACGAGCGGGACCACTTCCTGGAGGCGGCCTGCCGCGAGGGCCGGTTCCCGTCCGCCTCGCTGGCCGCCTACAAGAAGCTCTGGGATCTCGATCCGGAGGGCACCCGCAAGCAGGTCAGCCTGCTGGCCAAGAACATCATCCCGGTGACCGCCGGTGGCCTGCTCGGCGACGGCGAGGACCCGGCCGCCGCCAACGAGGCCGACCTCGCCTACCAGGGCATGTACGGGAAGGGGAAGTAGGTCATGGCTGAGTACACCCCCGTCTTCGCCAACGGCACGGCGCCGTGGACGCTTCAGGCGTCCGCCACGGTGACCGGTGGCCGGTTGGTGGAGGTCACCGGCAACGGCACGGTGGGTCCCGCCGGGGCCGCCTCCGTCAAGGTGCTCGGCGTGGCCGCGTTCGACGCGGCCTCCGGCGCGAAGGTGGATGTCTGGCCGCTGGCCGGGCTCACCCACCGCGTCACCGGCGCCGGCGCGATCAGCGCGGGCGACAACCTCGCGGCCGGCGCCGCGGGAGTCGTGGCGCCCATCGCCGCGGGCACCTTCGGCCAGCTCATCGGTGTCGCGGACCGCGCGGCCGCCGATGGCGCGACTGTCCGATTCGTCGGACGCTAGGAGTAGACCACCGTGGCAATGACCTACCCCCCGGCCGCGCCGACGCTGTCCAACGACGTCGTCACCATCAGCCGGTTCCTCAACAACCCGACGGCCGTCCAGCGCCGTCTGCGCACGCTCGCCGAGAACCGCTTCATCTCGGACGTGCTGCTCACCGGTCGCATCGAGGGCTCCTCGATCCTCTACGAGACCGACGAGGGTATCTACACCCAGGACGCCCCCGAGGTCGTCGCGCCCGGCGCGCAGTACCCGCGCACGCTGGCCGCCACCGGCACCGCAGCGATCGCCAACCCGGTCAAGTGGGGCCAGGAGGTGCCGATCACCGATGAGGAGGTCGGCCGCTTCCGCGGGCAGGGCGTGGAGCGCAACCTGGCGAAGGTGGTCAACTACCTCGTCTACACCGTCGACTCGACGGCACTGGCCGTCATCTCCTCGGGCGTCACCCAGTCGGTGGCCGCGTCGGCCGCGTGGAACACCACCACGGCCAACCCGATCCTGGACCTGCTCCGGGCGAAGGCGACCATCCGGCAGCTCAACAAGGGCTACGACCCGGACACGGTGGCCTGCGACGACTTCGCGTATGCCTACATCATCGGCAACATGAGCGTGCTGGCGACGATGGCGCGCGAGGCCGGCACCACCGCGTCGATGTCCGGTGAGGTGCCGGTGCTGGCCGGCCTGCGCATCCTGCCGACGCCTAACCTGCCGACGGCCGGGCAGGCGATCGTGCTGGACTCCAACAATCTCGGCGCGATGGGCTACGAGCGCATCCCCAGCCCGGAGTATTCGGGCGACCCGGCGCAGGGCGTGGAGACGCTGGTCCGGCGTAACCCGCTGGGCAACGACGAGTGGCTGGTCCGGGGTCGTCGCCCGGTCGTTCCCTTCCTCCAGGAGCCGGGTGCGGCATGCAAGATCACCGGCATGGGCACGCTGACCTAGGAGGTCTGAGAGATGGCAGAGCAGGAGAAGGTGGCACCCAGCCACTTCAAGATTCACTTCCGGGAGCTGGCCTTCCAGAAGACGGACCCGGAGAACCCGATCGTGCCGGTCGGTGACCCGATCGTCCTGAGGCGCGGCGAGGACGTGCCCGACTGGGTGACCCCGAGCGTGGTCAGCGCGCTGGTCAACGCGGGCATGATCATCCCCGTGGCCGCGCCTCCGGTGTTCGAGCCGCTGCCGGACGCGGGCGCGCTGCCCAACCCGGAGGTGCTGCCGCAGGTGGCCAATGCCGGTGCGGGTGTTCCGCCTGCCACGCCGGAGGTGCCGTCGGATCCGGTGGTGGTGGACCGCCCGAAGTCGGGCGACCCGAAGCCGATGTGGGAGGCCTACGCCGAGTTCGTCGGCATCCCGCGCGAGGAGGCTGAGTCGCTGAGCAAGACGGCGCTTCAGGCCCGTGTCGCCGAGCGCGAGACCGAGCGGGAGAGGGAGGCGGCGGGGACGACCCCGACCGCCTGACGCGATCCAGTCCGGTGCCACGTTCGCGCCCCGCATCGGACATGGCCGCGCGGCGGCAGGGACCGTCTCCCCTGCCGCCGCGTCGGGCGCGAACAAACTGAGGAGGACGCATGGCGTACCCCTGGGAGCCGACGCTCCAGCAGGTCGCGATCTGGGTGCCGTGGCTGACCGTGGACACCACCACGCCCGGCAGTCAGACGCCGTCCATGACGTTCACCGCGACCACCGAGCCGAGCGACGTGCACGCGCAGGAACACATCAGCCAGGCCGCCCAGTTCGTCGGCGCCGCCGCTGGGACCGTGCCGCTCGCGCTCTACGAGCTCGCCGCCGCCATCACCGCGCTGCGGGCCGGCATCGCGCTGGCGCTGGCCTATCCGCGCGACGACACCGACGTGGCCGAGGCCGTCACCCGCATGCAGGCGCAGTACGCCGCCGACTGGAAGATCTTCGTCAACGCCGTGGAGAACGCGGGTGGGGATGTCCCCGCGACCCCGGCCCCCGTGATGTACGCCCCCGAGCCGGTCGCCTGGGGCGACGCTTTTCTGTAGGTAGAGGGAGAAGAGGATGGCCGACTACACCGGGACGTACGCCGCAGGCAACGCGGGGGTGCAGATTCCCGAACGATCGGGGACCACCAGCGGCGACACCGTCCCCGCCGGGGCGCTCGTCGTCTGGCGCAACACCGGCGCCGGAACGCACGTCGTCACGATCACCACCAACAACACCCAGGGCGGGCTCGCCGTCGCCGACCAGCCGATCACCATCCCCGCCGGACAGACCTGGGCCGGCCGGATCCGCAACGAGTGGGGCGACGCCAACGGCCGCTGCGCGGTCGGCATCGACGGCACAGCGTCCGAGGTCAAGTACTACGTGATGGGGGGAATCTGATGGACGAGTTTGTCGCGATCACCGCGTTCGGCCCGCCCGGCTCGATGGTCAACGGCTACCAGCGCGGCGACAAGGTGGACGCCGCTGTCGTGGAGCGCTGGAACCTGACCGTCGGCGAGGACGGCCAGGTCATGCCGCTGCGCTCCGACGCGGTGGCCCGGCCCGACGACGACAGCGACGACCGCCGCGCCTGGGAGGCCTACGCGATCGCCCGCGGCTGGTCGACCGCCGACGCCCGATCGGTGGCGCTGGATGACCTGAAGGACATCCCCGAGCCCGAGCCGGACGCCGACGGCAACCCCGCACCGGCCGAGACGCTGCCCGACCCGACCGCCCGGCCCATCCGGCCCGACGACGGCGAGGTGAAGGCCGCGTGGATCGCCTACGTGGTGGGCAACGGCGCCGACGAGGAGTGGGCCAACGCCAAGACGACCACCAAGGCCGACCTTCAGGCCTGGGAGCCCGGCCCGGCCGGGGCACCCGACCCGGTCGCCGCGTCGGCTGCCGAGCAGGCGAACGGCTGAGTCGTGGCCGAGCAGGTGCGGGTCGTCTTCCAGCAGGGCTGGGAGCGCGCGATCGAGCGCGAGCCGGAGGTGGCGCTGAGCATGTACGCCGGGGCGCTCATCGTGGCCGAGGGCCAGCGCCGACGCATCCCGGTCAGCCAGGACGGCTCGCACGGCCGCCCGGCCGGTTACGCCCGATCCCGCATCCACGTGGAGGCGGGGGCCGACCCGCTCGGCCCGTTCTGGGACGTCGGCTCAGACGCCGAGACGCCCGAGGGCTACCCGTACCCGCTCGGCCTCGAGCTCGGCACCCGGCCGCACGTGATCGAGAGCAGGGGCGACTACCCGCTGCGCAACCGCCGCACCGGCCAGATCTTCGGCAAGCGGGTCAACCACCCCGGCAACAAGCCGTTCCCCTGGTGCCGGGCCGCCCTGGCCGACCTTGCCGGGCGGACGCTGTGACCACCACCTACGTCAACGCGCTCGGCGCGGTCGCCGGCTGGATCAACGGCCGCAGCGCCCTGGTCGGGGAAGGCCGCCCGCTCCAGAAGGGCGCCCACTTCAAGCGGCTGCGTGGCGCGGCCGTCGCCACCTACGCGCTGCTGGAAGAGCAACTGACCAGCCGGCGCTCCGACGACTCCCCGGAGAACCCCGACCAGTTGGCCGTCATCGAGGCCCAGGTCTACGGGGGCACCCGCGAGGCCGCCACCGCCGCCGCGGTCGCACTGTGCGCCGAGCTCGAAGCGGGGCTGTCCGGCACGCCCGCCGTGGTGGGCGACGCGCTGCTGAAGGTGGCCGACGACATCCAAGGCCCCGCCTGGTTCGCCGACGGCATCGTGCCGCGGCTGATCGTGCAGTTCACCGTCCGGCTGTCGCCGAACGTGTAACACCCCTCCCGGCACCGCCCAAGGCGGCCGGGTCCTCGCTGTCCCCGGGTCCAAGACCCTTGCGATTGGAGAACCGTCATGCCCGCTGTGACCGTGCCCAAGAACGCCCTGGCGTTCGGGGCGGGCGCCCTCTACTTCTCGGACCTCGGTGCGGGGTCGGCCCCGGCCAACACCGTCGCCAGCTCGGCCTTCACCGACAACTGGAGCGCCGGCTGGAACCTGATGGGCGTCACCCGCGAGGGCCACACGCTCAACATCGAGTACTCCACCGACCAGGTGGAGGCCGCCGAATACCTGGACCCGCTGCTCAATGTCGTCACCAGCCGGAACATCGGCATGGAGGTCGACCTGATGCAGATCAACCTCACCAACTTCAAGCGGGTGTTCAACGGCGGCACGCTGTCCACCTCCGGCTCGGGCACCACCCTGCTCACCACCTACACCCTGCCGAAGATCGGGCAGGAGGTGCGGTGCCAGCTCGGCTGGGAGGGCTCCGACTACACGGAGCGCTGGTGGGGCATGCAGTGCTTCCAGGTCGGCGAGGTCTCCATCCAGCGGCGCAAGGGCGCCGACAACGCCAGCCTGCCGGTCACCTTCAACATGGAGCCGGACGGCGCCGGCGAGCCGCTCTACTTCGCGGGTGCGGGTCCGACCCGTGGCTGAGGCGGGCCTGATCCTTCCGACCGGTGCCGCAGGCGCGGCGGCCCGGCCGGGGATCGAGCAGACGCAGCCGCGCCGCCTGACCGCCGCCACCCCCGACCGGGAGCGGCCCCGCACCCCCGAGATGCAGCGCGTCTCGGAGGGCGCCGTCGTCGACGAGCACGACGGCCGGGTGGAGTTCATGGGCGAGTGGTTCCACCTCGCCGACGAGATCGGCATGATGCCGCTGCTGGCGTTCTCCTTCGCCGCGAAGGACGGCGCCGACTCCGACGACATGGACGGCCTGGCCGCCATGTACGCGCTGATCCGGGACACGATCGACCAGTCCCGGCCGGTGGTGGAGGACGAGCACGGCAACCCCGTGTTCGAGGCCGATGGCATGACGCCGAAGTACGCCGGGCCGTCCGACTGGCAGCGCTTCGAGCGGCACGCGATCAACTGCAAGGCCGACGGCGCCGACATCATGGAGTTCATCCAGAAGGCGATGAAGGTGATCTCGTCGCGCCCCCAGAAGCGGCGTGGGGACTCGTCCACCACATCGCCGCAGAGCTCGGAGAGCACGAGGGACGACTCGCCGTCGCCTGCCCCTGGTGGGCGGACTGTGCCCGGGATCGAGGCCTTGACATCGGTCGCGGATCTCGGTCGGCCGGCCCCCTAGACGTCCTGCCGGTGCGTCTCGTGCTCAACGTGACCTACGCCGCCATTGTCCGCGACATGGATGCCAAGCAGCGCGAGGAGTTCGACTCCAAGCTGTACGGCTTCGATGTGATGGGCCGGGCGGGCATGGAAGAGATCCGACGGAGCGAGGGCTGAGCCATGGCCCTCGCCCTCTTCGTCGTGCCCGGAGGTGATCACCGGTGGTAGCCCTGGCCAGTGCGTTCGTGCGTCTGCGCCCGCAGACCGACAAGGGTGAGTTCCAGCGGGAGGCGACCAAGGCCGGCAACGAGGCCGGCGACAAGTACGCGGACGGTTTCTACCGCGGCGCCGACGGCAAGCTGCGAGCTGCCAACGGCAAGTTCGCCACGGCTGCCCAGAAGGCCGCTGCCGAGGCGGGGGGCAAGGCGGGTGGCCAGTACGCCGATGGGTTCTACCGGGACGCTGCGGGCAAGCTGAGGCGGGCCAACGGGCAGTTCGCGAACGACGCCGAGAAGGCCGCGCACGGCATGGGCACCAAGTCGGGCCAGAACTTCGGCAACGGCTTCGGCAAGGGGCTGGGCGGGCTGAAGGGCCAGATCCGTGACGCGCTCGGCTCGGCCACCGCCCTGTTCGTCCCGCTCGGCCTGGCCGCGGCGGTCGGCCAGATCGCCACCATCGGCATGGCCTACGAGGACAATCTGAACATCCTTCAGGCGGTCACCAAGGCGACCGGTGACGAGATGGCCCGGGTGTCGGAGAAGGCGCGCGAGCTGGGCGCCGACGTGACCCTGCCCGGCGTGTCGGCGGCCGGCGCCGCGGCGGCGATGAACGAACTGGCCAAGGCGGGCTTCACCGTGGAGCAGGCCATGGACGCTGCCCAGGGCACACTCCAGCTCGCCCGGGTGGCGGGCATCGACGAGGCCGAGGCGTCGACGATCGCGGCCGCCGCGGTCAACGCCTTCGGACTGGCCGCGAAGGACACGAACTTCGTGGTGGACGAGCTCGCGGCCGCCGCCAACTCGTCGTCGCTGGAGGTCACCGACGCGGCGATGTCGTTCAAGATGGCGGGCGCCGTCTTCTCCTCATTCCAAGGCGCGGCGGTCGGCCCCAAGGAGGCGATCACCGAGCTCAACACGGCGATTGCGATTCTCGGCAACAACGGCATCCGTGGCTCGGACGCCGGCACCTCGCTGAAGCAGATGCTGCTCCAGTTGTCCGGCCCGACTGAGCAGGCCAAGGATCAGATGGCCTTGCTGGCCCAGCGGGCGGCCGGGGCCAACATCCCGCTGGAGTTGCAGACCGAGGTGCTGCGCGGCTCCAAGAAGGTGCGCGGCGAGGCCCTGGAGCAGATCCGCAAGCTGAACCCGGCGCTTGGCGATATGGGGGACATCGCCTACGACGCGTCCGGCCGGATGCGCCCGCTGCGCGACATCATCGGCCTGGTCGCCAAGGGCACCGCCGGGATGACCCAGGAGGAACGCGACTACGCGATCACCCAGATCTTCGGCGCCGACGCCAGCCGGGCGGTCATCGCCCTGATGAAGGGTGGCCTGCCGGTCTACGACGCCATGCGCAAGGCGATCATGGAGCAGGGCGCGGCGGCCGAGTTCGCGGCGGCCAAGAACGCCGGCCTGCGGGGCGCCCTCGACAACGTCAAGTCGCAGCTCGAGAACGCGGCGATCAGCGTCTACAACGTGATCAAGGGGCCGCTGACGACCGCGCTCAACGACTTCGCCCGCGCGCTGCCCGGCATCTTCGAGAACCTGGGCAAGTTCTTCACACTGCTCTACGACAACCGCGCGATCATCCTCGGGGTGGCGTACGCGATCGGCGTGCTCACCTTGGCGGTGAAGGCGAACGCGGCGGCGTCGGCGGTGATGGCGGCCGGCGGGCTGATCCAGTTCTTTCTCCAGTACGCCAAGGCCACCAAAGTCGCCGCCGCCGGACAGGCGCTGCTCAACCTCGCCCAGGCCGCGTCGCCGATCGGGATCATCGTCGTCGCCATCGGTGCGCTGGTGGCCGCGTTCGTGCTCGCCTACCGCAACTCGGAGACCTTCCGGAAGATCGTCCAGGGAGCGCTGAACGGGATCAAGGTGGCGGCCATGGCGGTCGCCGACTGGTTCATGAACACGCTGCTGCCGATCCTCAAGGCGGTCTGGAACGGGATCGCCACCGGCGCGACGTGGTTGTGGCAGAACGTGCTCCGGCCGGTGTTCTCGGCGCTGGTCGGCTTCCTGCTCAACTACGTGATCCCCTATATCCGGTTCCTCTGGGAGAACGTCTTCCGGCCCGTCTTCGGCTTCATCGGCAACCTGCTCCAGACCTGGTGGGCCGGGGTGAAGATCATCTTCGGCTTCCTGGTCGGCTACTTCAAGACGGTCGTCTTCCCCGTGGTGATGTTCCTCTGGGACTACGTGTTCAAGCCGGTGTTCACCGCCATCGGCAAGGTGGTGGAGGTCGCCTGGTACATCATCAAGATCGCCTTCGCCGCGTTCGTCGCCTACCTGAAGGCCATCGTCTTCCCGGTCGTGCTCTGGCTCTGGAACAACGTTTTCAAGCCGGTGTTCGGCTTCATCGGCAAGATGATCCAGACTTGGTGGCAGGTCGTGAAGGCCGCCTTCACCATCGTCAAGAACGCGTTCGTGGATCTCGGCAACCGGATCAAGGCCGTGTGGGAGACCTTCATCCGGCCGGCCCTGAAGGCCATCGGCGACTTCATCAATTCCAAGGTGGTGCCCGCCTTCCGGACCGGCACCGACGCCATCGGCAAGGCCTGGGACAAGGTGAAGGAGGCGGCCAGGAAGCCGGTCGCCTTCGTCGTCAACCAGGTGATCAACCCGTTTATCAACGGCCTCAACACCGTCGGCAAGGCGGTCGGCCTGAAAGACAAGATCGAGCCGATCAAGGGCTTCGCCGCAGGCGGCCAGATCCCCGGTATGCCGGTCAAGGATCGCGACAACATGCTGGCCAGCATCACCGGCAGCGGCGCCCCCATCTCGGTGGGCTCCGGCGAGTTCATCACCAACACCCGCAGCACGCTGGCCAACCTCGGGCTGGTCAAGGCGATCAACGCCAAGCGCGGCAAGGTCACGCACGCCGACGTCGACCCGTACCTGGACGGCGGCGACGGCAGGGGCACCGGCGACGGCCTCGGCGACTTCTTCAGCGGGCTGAAGGGCACCGCCGCCAAGGCGATCGACGTGATCAGCAACCCGAAGAAGGCGCTGATCGACACGGTTACCAACCTGATGCGGCGCCTGCCCGGCGCGGGCTTCCTCGCCGACCTGGTGGGCAGCTCCATCCGGCGGCTGATGAGTGCGGCCGGCAACTTCCTCGGCGGGGCCGGTGGCCTCGGCGGCCAGTCGGTGCTCGGCGGCTGGAAGGGCATGCAGCGGCTCATCGCCGCCCGGTTCCCCGGCCTGAACCTGATCTCCGGTCTGCGGCCCGGCGCGACCACGCTGTCCGGCAAGCGGTCCTATCACGCCGACGGCCGGGCGGTCGACTACCCGCCGTCGCGGGCACTGACCGCCTGGATCCGGGCGTCGTTCGGCTCCAAGACGAAGGAGCTGATCTCGCCGTTCAACGACCTCAACCTGCTCAACGGCAAGCCGCACCGCTACACCGGCGCCGTCTGGAACCAGCACAACTTCGCCGGGGGCAACGCGCATACACACTGGGCCGCAGCGCTCGGCGGCCTGATCGGCAAGATGGGCGTCAAGCGGTTCGACTCCGGCGGGGCCTGGCCGTCCGGGACGATCGGCGTCAACACCTCCGGACGCACCGAGTACGTGGACCCCAACCGCAAGGGCGCCTCGCTGGCCGACCTGGTCGACCTGCTGGAGGACATCCTCGCCCAGCTCGGCCGGCTCGGGGTGGACGTGGCGGCCGCGCTCCAGAGCAGCACGTCCCGCGCCGGCGCCACCGCCCGCGGCCTCGGCACCACGAGGAGGGCCTGATGCCGACGCTCGATCTGACCAAGCTCTGGGTCAACCTGGTGGCCACCGGCGAGGGCATCTCCGGCGCCAGCAACCGCGGCAAGACCCGCACCACCGAGATGGACGCCTCGGTGCGCAACTACGCCAACGGCCGCCGCCGGGCGGTCACCGCCGCCGGGGTGCGCCGGGAGATGCCCTACACCCTGCTGGCGGTCAGCCTGCCCACCGCCGACTACCTGGAGGCGTGGCTGGGCCAGAACGTGCAGGTGCGCGACAACCGCGGGCAGAAGTGGTACGGCATCTTTGCCGGGCTGGCCATCGGCGAATACATGCCGGTCGACCTCTACAACGTGTCGTTCACCCTGCTCGGCGTCACCGCCACCGAGGGGGTCTGACGTGCAGGCGCTGGTCACCCCCGAGCGGGCACACCTCACCGCCGACCAGGTGAAGGCGCTCGTCCAGGACTCCCCGGCCGTCCAGCTCTCGGCCGGGGCCGAGATCATCGACCTGGACCTGAACGTGCTGGAGGACTTCAGCGACGACCTGGCCGGTGGGCAGATCACCAGGGACTCCTTCGCCGAGCTGCACGCCACCGCCCAGCTCCAGGTCGCCCGCGACCTGGCCTGGGGTGCGGACATCGTCCGGCCCTACATGGTGATGAGCGACGGCACGATCTCGGCCCGGTTCAACCTCGGCGCCTACCACGTCAACACGCCGAAGAAGGTCACCGGCCAGACGCCGCCCCTGCACGACGTGACCGGCTACGACATGCTGTTCCGGCTGCGGCAGAAGGTCGGCGACGCCTACGCGATCTCGGCCGGCGTCGACTACCTCGCCACCATCGAGGACATCCTGCTGTCGCGGGGATACACCCAGTACGTGATCGACCAGTCCCGCGCCGGGACGGTTGCGCCCGGCTCCCGCGCCTGGGTGCTGGACGACAACATCACCTGGCTGACCATCGTCAACGACCTGCTGAGCAGCATCGGCTACCAGGGCATCTGGGCGGACTGGGACGGCCGGCTGCGCTGCCAGTCGTACATCCTGCCGCAGGACCGGGACGTGGAATGGTTCTACTCGGACGACCCGGAGACCACCATGCTGTCGCCGGGCCGGGAGGAGGACCGGGATTTCTTCGAGGCGCCCAACCGGTGGGTCTTCTACCGGACCAACCTGCCGGAAGGCTCGGCGCCGGTAGAAGGCAACGGGCTCTACATCTACCAGAACGACGCGGTGGGCGACACCAGCATCGAAGCCCGGCGCGGACTGGTCATCCCCGAGGTGGTCGGCGTAGACGCGGCCGATCAGGCGGCGCTCGTCTCGGCCGCGCTGATCCGGATCTCGGCAGACATGAACATCCCCACCGTGCAGAATGTTCAGACCTTTCCCAACCCGTTGCACTGGCACTTCGACAAGATCACGCTGACCGACGAGGTGCGGTCGTCGGTCGCCGACTACCAGTGCACGTCGTGGGCGCTCAACCTGCCGCCCGACCTCAACGACATGTCGCAGACATGGACGGCGATCTCTCGATGAGCACCTGGGACGAGGATCTGATCCGGCTGGTCGACCAGCGGATCGCCCAGTACTCGCAGCGCCGTTCGGCGGTCGGCACCTGCGTCACCCGCGAGGTGATCGGCTGGGGCGCCTCGGTGCTGTTCGACGGGGCCACCACCGCCGTGCCGGTCAAGGTGCTCGGCCACGTCGAGCTCCAGCCGGGCATGCGCTGCACCCTGGACAAGTACGGCTCGGAGTGGCTGGTCACCGGCGCCTTCGCCGTCCCGCAGATGGGCGAGGCCGGCGGCCTGGCCTTCAACGTCGGCGTGGTGACGACCAGCATCACCACCTTCGCCGACCACACCGGCCTGTCCACGTTCACCTTCCAGAAGTTCCACGACAACACTGCGGTGGAGATCTTCCACTCGGGCAGCGGCTACGCCACCGTCCAGAACACCACCGCCCGCTGGGCGCTGCGCCTCACCCAGACCGAAGGCGAGACGCCGTACACCCCGGTCGACCTGAACACCTTCTATCTGTCCTGGTCGACCGCCAACGAGCGGATCTGGGGTCTGAGCACGTTCACCTACACCGGCATCCCCGCCGGGATCTACACCGGCCAGTGGCGGTGGCGCCGGGCCGCGGGCACCGGCGTGGTCACCAACGCCGGTGAGGACTTCTACTCCTACAAGCTGCGCGAGGTCGTCCGGGCCTCCAGCCCGTACCTCTGAGGGGGGCGTCATGGCCACCGTCGCCACCACCACGCAGACCACCGCGGTCGCGGCGCCGCACACCCCGGCGATCGCCCGGGATATGGGCACCAGCGGCAACGCCGGGTACCTCTACACCGTCGTCCGGACGGCGACCGACACGCTCACCTGCTACCGGTCGACCGACGACGGTGCGAGCTGGGCGGCGTTCGGGGCGTTCACCCACACCGGCCTCCAGGAGTGGGGCTCGCTGGTCGTCGACTCCTTCGGGTACGGCCACCTCATGTACCGGGTGGGCACGTCGGGCGGCGGCGGCACCGACCAGATCTGGTACCGCCGGATCCGGATGGACACCGGTTCCTGGTTCTCCGGCTTCGCCGCCTCGGCCGCGGACAGCAACGGCGGGACGATCGCCTCGCGCTGGCAGGGCATCGACTGTGCGGTCTACAAGCTGACCAACAACGACCGCTACGTGGCCTGGGTGGGCGGCTACTCCAACGGGGCCGGCCAGCAGGGTGCCGTGCTCGGCGTGGTCAAGGTGACCGCCGGGGGCGTGGCGTCGCAGGCGCACAACACGCTGATCTCCGGCAACCGGTTCTGGCTGGCCCTCACCTCCGGCCGGCAGGGTCCGTCCATCGAGATCGAGCACGCGGGCAACGGCCAGACGCTGGGCAGCAACACGCCCAACCTCTGGATCACGTTCGGCCGCTCCAAACTGCTGATGGTGAAGTGCGCCTGGAACGGCAACGGCTGGAACGGCGTCACCTCGGCCTCGGCCATCCGGTCGTCGATGGGCAGCCACGACAACATCCCCGGCCGGTGGGACGGCACCCGCTGGATGATGGCGATCATCAATCCGGACGACACCACCACGGTGCTGATCTACCAGCGCAACCAGGCCAACACGGCGACCAGCACGCTGACCACGCCCACCCACACCACCGGCGTGATCCGGTACATGGCCATGTCGTACGACAACAACACGAAAGACCTGCGGATCTACGCGGTCGGCACCAGTACCAACGTGCTCTACTTCACCACCTACTCGCGCGCGGGCGGCACCTGGTCGGCCTGGGCCACCGTCACCGCGACCGCCGTGCTCACCTCCGGCAGCCAGTGGTCGGTGCGCCGCGGCGGGACGGCGGGCAACGGCAAGTACGACGTGATCACCGCACACTCCGGCTCGCCCAACACCGTGGTGCACACCGCGCAGACGATCAACACCGCGCCGTCCGTCTCGTCGTTCATCACCAGCGGCAAGCCGTACGTCAACGGCGGGCCGGCCGACGTCGGCACCGGGCTGTCCCTGTCGTGGACGTTCACCGACCCGGACGCGGGCCAGGTCCAAGGTTCGTGGGCGCTGTCCCGGCAGATCGGCGCGGGGGCCGTCCAGTACTACAACAACGCCGGCAGTTCGTGGAGCGCCAGCGAGGTGCAGAACATCAGCAGCACGCAAGGCGTCACGCTCGCGTCCGGCTGGGGCCTGGATGCCGACGCCAACCACCAGTACCGGGTCAAGGTGTGGGACGCGGCCGGGCTGGGCGCCTCCGGCTACTCCTCGCCGCTCACCCTAGTGCCGTCGGCGGTCAGCAACCCGACCGTCACCGCGCCGGTAGCCGCCAGCACGCTGACCACCAGCCGGCTGACCGTCACCTGGACGAGCACCCAGCAGACCGGTGCCCGGATCGTGCTCACCGAGACCGCGCCCGGCAACAACATCGTCCGGCACGACTCCGGCCCGATGATGGGGTACACCGATCTCAGCTACGAGGTGCCGTACGAGATGCCCACCGGCTCTTCTTGGTCGGTGACCCTCTACACCTACAACAACGAGGGGCTGGCCAGCACCGGCCAGACGCGGACGTTCAACGTCGCCTACGCCGCCCCGTCGGCGCCGATCTCCACCTTCGTCGCCTCCCCGGCGCTCGGCACCATCGCGGTCACCCCGGCCGTGCTGGCCGCCGTCGGCAGCCAGCCGGCGATCGTCGGCTCCCAGCTCTTCCGCCGCCCGGCGCTGGACGACGACCGGCTGGCCAACGGGTCGATCACGTCGACCACCGGCTGGACCGGGGTGGACGGCACGATGACACTGTCGGCGGTCCAGGTGCGCGACGGCGCCAACTCGCTGCGGCTGGTGCCCAACGGCTCGGGCGCCCAGCCGCGGGTGCAGTCCACCGCGGCCGCCGCGATCGTCGACGCCGGGCTGGTCGACACCACGTGGATCGCCTCCGGCTGGATCCGGCCGGACACCGCCAACAAGCCGATCATCATCGGCCTGGTCTACTTCGATGCTGGGGGGGCCGAGCTCGGCACCGTGCTGGCCACCTTCAGTTCGGTGGTGGCGACCGCCTGGCATTACGTTGAGGTGACGGGCACGGCCGCCGCGTATCCAACGGCCGCCCGGGTGGGTGTCCGGCTGGGGCTGGGCAGCACCCCCGCGGCGGGCGACGCCTTCTATGCCGACCTGCTCGCGCTGCGCACCTACGACGCCGGGGAGGGCGTCCGGCTGACCAACGACCTGGCCGCGCCGGCCGCCTACTCGGACTGGGGCCCGGCGAGCGGCATCGACTACGAGTATCGCTGGGTGGTCGCGGGGGCAAACAACACCACGATGGCCGGGCCCTGGGTGAATTGAGGAGAGTGGAGATGACCGCACCGCACGAGGACGAACTGCGCCGGGCGACCGAGCACGACCCGGGCGTGCCGGAGGACTACGCCGGCGAGGCGACCGACGACGGCTGGGACGACGACCCGGTGGAGCGCGCCAAGGCCGGTGCGGTCGGCGAGCCGCTGCCGCCGGTGACCGAGCACGCCGAGGGGGGTGCCGGCTGATGGTCGACTGGGTGCTCGTCATGTGCCTGGTGTCGCTGCGGAACGAGTTCAACAAGCTCGCCCCGTCGCGGGACAAGTCGTCGGACGGGTCGATCGGGGACAGCGCGCACGCGTCCAGCTCGAGCGACCACAACCCCGACGAGACCGGGGCGACGCCGAGCGAGGACGCCGACAGCCGCAACGAGGTCCACGCCATCGACGTCGACGGCGACCTGCGCAAGTCCGGCTGGACGATGGCCAAGGCCGTGGAGGTGATCGTCACCCGGCACCGCACCGGCAAGGACGACCGCCTGCAAAACGTGATCTACAACCGCCGGATCTGGTCGCGGTCGTGGGGCTGGACGGCCCGCACCTACACCGGCAGCAACCCGCACGACAAGCACGCGCACTTCTCGAGCCGCTACACCACCGCGCAGGAGAACGACACCCGCGGCTGGGGCCTGCTCGAGGCCGACGACGACAAGCAGGAGGTTTCCACCGTGAGCGTTCAGGATGTCCGCGATCTTTTCGCCAGCGCCGACAAGGCGGTGCAGGGCGGCACCGGCGTCACCGAGCAGAACCGCAAGGACCGGGACATGATCGCCCGGGTGGTCCGGTTCGGCATCGGCTACAACATCGGCGAGCAGACCGCCGCCAACCTGCCGCCCGGCCAGTTCGCCCGGCTCGGCGCCGCGCTCGCCCAGCGGGACGACATCGACGAGGAGCAGGTGGCCGCGCTGATCGTGCCGGCCGTTGTCGCCGCGCTCGGGGATGTCGCCGGCGAGCTGGACGAGGCGGCCATGGAGCGGGTGATCCGCCGGGTGCTCGGATCCTTGGACGCACCGGCGGCAGGCTAGGACCGGCGGGGGATTACCGCTGGGGCAGGCGGGCTGAATCATGGAATACGCGGGACTCCCCGCCTGGTGTGGAAGGTGCGCCGTGCTGCCCGAATGGACCAAGATATTGACGTTGATCGTCGGCCTCACCGTGTGGTCCGCGGTGGTCGTCGTGACGCTGATGCAGGGCAAGCTGCCCGATGCCGCCACGCTTGGCATCCCCGCCGCCCTGGTGCTCGCGCTGGCCCCGCCCATTAGTCTCGGCCGTGGGCGGGGGCAGCAAGGCCGTGATCAGGAAGAGGTCACGGCAACCGACAGGGAGGCGAACTGACCATGCAGCACATCGATCCGCAGTGGATCGCGACCGCTGCGGTACTCACCCCGTTGTGGATCCTGGTCGGCCTGCTGGGCCGCCGGGTCATCCGGATGGCGGATCGCCGGGCGTCGGAGCGGCGCCGGTGAACGCCCGCACGCCGGCGCCACCCGGCCTGAAATGGCTGGGCGGCCCGGTGGGCAGGGTGATCGCCATGTCCCTCGCGATCGTGGCGCTGGGGCTCTCCATCTACGTCGGGTACCGCTACAACACGCTGGTGGACTGCCTGAAAGGCAACGACGCCACAGACTCCACCCGGACAAAGGCGATCGCCGCCGCCACCGACGCCGAGCGCGTGGCCGAGACGGCCTGGCTCCAGGTGGACGACGACGACGCCAGCACCACGCGAACCGCCGCCAAGCAGGAGATGCTGCGGACGCGGGCCGAAGTCGACCGGGTGCGTAAGGCGAATCCGCCGAGACGCCAGGTCTGCGGCTGAAACAGGAGCTCGGCGACATCGGGTCGCCGGTGGAGAACAGGACAGAACCATGAATGACAAGGGCAAGGCGATCATCGCGTTTCTCTACGCGGTCGCCGCACTGTTCATCCCGCTGGTGGATTCCGGCTTCAAGCCGGACGCCGAAGGCTGGACCCAGATCGGCATCGGCGTCGCCGTCGCCGCCGCCACCTACATCACGCCGGTCATCCCGGAGGCGCCGTGGGCCAAGACGGCCATCGCCGTGACGCTGCTGCTGCTCCAGACCCTGGTCACCGTGGTCGGCGACGGCCTCAACGCGGCCGACGTGCTGCTGCTGGCCGCCACCGCCGCCGGGGCGCTCGGCATCAAGCTGGCCCCGGCCACCTCGGCCAACGGCGTGCACGTGAGCGCCGGGTGGCGGGACGGGTACGCGCTGGCGGCGTAGAATCGGGCTCGCATCGCCCGGCACTGACCGAAACGGCCCCGCTCTCCACCTCGGAGCGGGGCCGTTTTCGTCGTGCGGTCAGCGGTTCGGGCAGTCCGGGCAGTGCAGGACGACGCCGCGGCACAGGTGCCCGCGGGTGGCCGACCGGGCCAGCCAGAACAGGATCAGCAGAACCGTGCCGATGCCGGTCAGCCCGGCCGCGCTCGGCAGCGCACCGGCCATGGCGTCGATGAGCAGGCCGCCCAACTGCGCCAGCAGCCAGATCATGAACATGATCGACGCGAACACCACGCCGACGAACGCCAGCGCCTTGCCGATCGCCTTGCCCACCGTGTCCGGCCTCCGGACGGGCGGCTCGATCACCTCGCTGACCAGGACGCGCGCACGGACACCGATGTGCCGGCCGTCGCGCCAGTGGTCCCGGCGCAGCTCGTCCTCGGTGGAGAGCAGGTCGCCCCGCTCCCGGTACGCGCGCAGCACGCGCCAGACGTCCACCTCGTCGCCGACGATCGGCACCGTCCGCTCGCGCTTCACCACCTCGTTACCTGCCATCGCTCACCCCTCTCCGATGTCATCTTGCTTCCTGATGGTAGACGATGGGCGGACACAGAACGACCCCCGGC